ATGGTAAGACTACACTCAATAGTAATGTCTACGTTATGCAGCTTAATTGGACAACCAATTTAATGTCTTCCATCACAATCAATGCACAGAAAGCATTTGAGTTTGTGCAGACCAATAACAATGTTGTGTTCACTGGATACAGTGGAATTGATGGCACTAATGCATTAGCATTCACACGCATCTTTACCAATACTGCTGGTAGTGCCGCAGTTAAATCTATCACTTTCCCTGTTGGCACACTTATGCTTTCAACACCCTATACAAATGTGGTGTATCTTACCAATCAAGGCATATTTTCAGGTGTTATTTACCCAGGTGCAGGAACAAATGGATCATGGACCGGATTCTGAAAATTTATCTGCTGGTGTTGCTGGCAGGACTTTCATGTCTGGCCATCACGCCATACCTGCCATTTTTTGGATCAGCGGCGCCTACCACCGCTGGGCCTCCTTCTGATGGGTTGTTATTCTGGCTCAAGGCTGATGCGCTGGTGGGTTACACTAATGGTCAGTTTGTGGATACCTGGCCCGATTCAAGTGGAAAACTTCACTCAGCGACCAATGTGCCCGCCAGCACAAATTGCCCAACCTTTACCAATGCAACACAGGGATTCCCAGCGGTTTATTTTAATCCCACAAACCTGCAGATGTTGCTTTTTGTTACCAACACGGATTGGTATTCAAAAAATCCAACTGGTGGGGAATACTATGTTGTTGTTCAAGCCTTGCGTGACGGATCAAAAGCTGGCACGGGTGCATGGTTTCTTTGTGGTCAAAACGATCAAAACACCTATCCAAATTCTGCCGGAACGATTGCGGACTGCACTTTGCGTAGTGCCAACATAAACACTTTCCCTAACCCTTCACTCGCAACGAATTTCCATCTGTATCATGTCACAGCCACAAAGAGCGGGGCAAATGTCCTTTGGACAAACTTTATAGATGGGACGGCAATCGTAGGCGATGCCGGGGCAAGTTGGAACACTAATTCCGGCTCTGGAACAGGTAATAAACCCAAGGTAGGGAGGTCATCGACAGCATCATATTTCGAGGGTTGGATAGCTGAGTTTTTTGCCTACACCAACAATCTCAGCGCGGCAGACAGGACTTTGTTGAAGCAGTATATCACGAACAAATACCCTGTCATTACCATCGCGTTCCCATGAAAACTACTTTTGCTATTCTGTTACTATCAGTTAAGTGTGTTTATGCTGTTGGTCTTGTTTGGGATGGTCTTGTTTGGGATGCTAGTCCTACTGCTGGTGTTACTTACACACTGTATGGTGATAAGTCACCAGACTTTGTCAACTTAGCTAATTGTCCAATAAGACAATCATGTGGCACTAACTTAACAACATTGATTAACACAGATGGAACATTGTGGTATTTCACTGTGACAGCAAAGAATGGTGTTGGAGAAGAATCAGCTATATCCAATGTAATATCAGCTGGAACAAACCCACCTCCATCTGTTATAGCTCCTAGTAATTTGAGGGCCACATCCACGAGCAAGCGCAAGGCTGTCCTGACTTGGACTGCATCACCCTCGACCAGTGTGATCCAGAACAAGGTCTATCAGGGAAGTTCTCCTGGGGTTTACAACAAAAGCTTCGTCACACTTAACACTGGAAGCTTCACGGTCACTGGGCTATCTTCTAGGAAAACCTACTGGTTCTCGGTTGCGGCTCAGAGTGACAGCCAGGAAAGCCCGAAATCCAACGAGGTCAGCTGCAAAATCCGATGACAGTGGAGCAAATTGACACATGGAAATCAAGATTAAAAAAGTGCGAATTTGCTCTGGTGCATTGGTATGCAACAAAGATTTTACTACGCAAACAACGAAATCATGCTAAAGGCAATGATTACTGGGCAAGAATGCGCGCACAAAAGGAACGTAATAGTGTTGTATTTAAATCCATCAGTCAATGAATTATGATTGTAGAACCAGCTTGGTTTCTAACACAAACAGTTGTTCTTGTTGGTGCTGGAATAACAGCATACATCAAACTGACAGAACGTGTAACTAAATTGGAAGCGCAAGTGCATAGTGACTTGTTTGAACGTGTAATAAATTTAGAAGCCATCTTCAAATTACTTGGTGATAAGGCTGCTAAGATATTACATAGTGACGATGATCCTTATGGCATTGATAGTTTACTTGATAAGTATCTCGACAGACACTACGAGTTAACTTATCAGGAGTGGGAAACCTTGCTGAAAAAGTGCACAGAAATAGAAGATAACAAAGAACTTTCTAAAGGTGAGCGAGTATTGGCATCTTGGCTTGCTGCTGTAGCACATCATAAACTCAAGTTGCCTCCGCCACCAAGCAAGAAACTAGAATAATATGGATGAGGAAACTACAATAGTAGCTAAACCTGACAGTCATTTGTCAAGCACTGCTGACAACAGTTCTTTTCTTAGTGTTAGTGTTCGTGCTTGGTTAGCTATTATGTTTACCATTACAGTTTGCACAATGAGTGTGCTTCGCATAGAAGTGTTAGAACCTTTATATGGGTTGTGCTATTTGGCTATTGGATTTTACTTTGGGCAAGGAAAGGGGACACCAAAAAAGCAGGTATAACAAAAACAAAAAAGAAACACTATGGAACGAGATAAGTCAACAAGTAGTGAAAGTGACATAAAGAACACACAAGCTGGTTCTCAAACCGGCGGTGCTCAATCGGGTGCTGGTTCAGCTGCACAAGCTGCTGGCGCGCAAACAGGACAAGCACAAGCAGGTAGTGGAGCAGCATATCAATCTGCTGGTGCTGAAGTAACATCTGATGTTGGCCAAGCTGAGGCTTACATCACTAACATGAAGCGGCTAGTTGCTCGTGAGCTAGATTCTGATGCTCATTTGCAAGCTCAGCTAGTTGCTATCAATGGTCGTCTGCTTCGTAATGCTGAGGACTTCGATGGACAAGTTCGTCAGATTGCATTGCAGAACTTGCAACTTGGTCAGCAAGCACTAGCTAATGCTGTAGCTCTTGCTAATCGTGTGAACAATGCTAGTGTTGATCTTGACACGCGCATTAAGCAGAACGCCATTGACTCCGATGGCCGTAAGGCTGGCAATGACGAACAGTATGACAAAGCTATGGATAGTGTGAGTCAGAGTGAACGTGAACGCACTATTCGTGGTGGTGATGCTGGTGACGTTATTCGCTGGGCTAGCTTAGCTGAGAATCCCATCTTCCAAGATGCAATCTCAGCAGCAGTAGCTAAAGCGGTTCAGAAAGTCAAGACACCAGAGTGATTCAACAGACGGGTGGTGGTTAATACTGCCACCCGTCAAACCAATTTATGAGCACTGTAGCATTAGTTATTTTCTTTTTGTTGTTCTGTATTGAACGTCTATTTCCTGGTTCTGAGATTCCAAAATGGGTTCTTGGAGCAGTAGCTGGTGTTACTGCAATTGTTCTGATTGTTACTGGAGATTGGAAAAGGAGACCATGAAAAAATTTATCTGTCTATTGCTAATACCACTGTTTGGTTGCACAACTTTCCACGTTAAACAAACCGATGAAAGCCCAGAAGCAAGAAAAATCAGCTCAGACATCAAGGCAACCGCGTGGTTCTCGTCAGCCCAGAGCATTGCGAAAATCAAAGCTCTCCAGACCGACAAGACACAATCGTTCGGCGCGGACGCAGTTAGCCAAAAAGGAGCAACAAACGTAGTAGCTGCACTTGAAGCTATAGCTAGGATTGTAGAATCGCTTAGACCTACACCATAATATGCCAGCTCCAGTTCCACCTCCTCCAGCAGATGAACAAGGTGCTGTGTTGTCACCACGACAACTTAACAGATGGCTTGATGTTAACCCTGTCTTTCCTCTCACAAGGACACAGACATACTTAACATTTCCTGCTTTCAACATTCTGTATAGTTGGAAAGGTTATAGTGAACTGGTAAGTGCATTTAACTTTGAAGCGCCAAACAATTTTACCTTACCAACATATACAACTCCTGATAGTCCTGACTATGTTTTGTGCATTTCATGGCAAGGATTGGATAGAGTTGTCCACAGGTATAAACTGTGGGAAAATGTTGGTGAGGTATTCTATTTCGATGTTCCACTTTACACTGGACAACTGATAAAAGGTAATTTCCGCTTTGAAGTTTGGAGTGTTGAACCTGCTGAAATCACTGTTGTGACAGTAGAAGGTGGAGGATCAGCTGCCGCAAACCAATCATACACATATGAGAGTGCTAGCAACACTTGGATTGGTGATAATCCAGCTTTCCAGATACAGATTGATCCTACAAATGAAATGTGGCAAATAATCAGTGGTATAGATGAATACTATAACATGAATGTATTCATGCCATTTCCACTTGGATTGTGGTTGTTGGCAATGGTAGGAGTTGCACCAGTTCCTTTTGTATTTGTAGGCAGTAGCTCAAGACAAAATGATGCTTTAACATTCTATACAAGTGTGCGTGGTAACTTTGACTATATGTGGCGTGATGATAATGCTTTAGCAGTAGCATCAGCTGTCATTACAGATTTCACAATAGCAGACATCAATGCACCATGGACAGCACCAGACAACAGTATTTCAACAATCAACCAATAACATAATATGCCAGCTAGCACAATCGACTTACAAGCTCCTTTTGACCCATCAGCATATGCCAGTTTGACATTTGCACAACTGATGCAACTTGTGTCAGGATTAACTGCGTATACTGATAAAGGATTGGTAATAACAACTGCTGATGTAGGTGGTAATCCAGAAGTTCCTGATGCTGTAACTACAACTCAATGGCAGCGCTACATATGGCGGCGCATTAGTGCAGCTACAACTTCTGTGTATGTTTGGGATCCTGCTCATGCTTCTGATGCTACCTATTTAAGGTGGGTCAGTATCAATGTTGCTGGTATTGGTGTTGGTGCTATTGTCAATGCAATGATTGCAGACAATACAATCACTGATGTTAAGATTGCTAATGTTGACTACAGCAAAATTCTTAATGCACCAACTGGGTTGCCGCCATCTGGAGCTGCTGGTGGTGATCTTACAGGAACATATCCTAATCCATCTATTGGTGTTGCTAAAGTTACTGGTAGTCAGATTGCCAATGCTACAATCACACATGCTAATATTGCAGCAGAAGCAGTAGAAGCACCAACAGATATTGAACCATCTGCTGTTGGTTTGAGCATACTACGCACTAATGCTGGTGCTACTGCAATGGAACATGCTGTTGCAAAAATCACAGAAGTAACTAATCCTGTTCTTGCTGATGCTTTGAAGGTAGTGAGAGTTAAATCTGATGGCACAGGATTTGAGATGGCATCAACTGGTGTTACATTCCAGAAATTGTGCAAAGTAGTATCTGGGCCTATCAACTTGACAACAGTTATTCCTTTTGATAATACAATACCAGACACAGCAACAGAAGGTGACGAAGTTGTATCACTTGCAATTACACCAAAGAGTGCAACAAACTTGATTCGTGTCACATTTAGTGCATGGGGTTGTTCAAATGCAGCAGGTGGTCATGTTACAATGTGTCTAGCTGTCACAGGATCAACAAATGCTGTTCAAACAGTAACAATGAGTGATGGTGATAATGGTCAGATTGGCAATCTTACTATTGATTATGTCATGACAGCTGGTGTTACAACTGCATTGACATTCAAAATCTTTGCTGGTCCAGAAGCAGCATCTCTTGCTTATTTGTTGCAAAGTCAAGCAGCTTCTGTATTTGGTGCAACAGCAAAAGCATTCTTGACTATTGAAGAATTTTCTGGAACACTTTCATAATCTTATGGGACTAAAATATATTCTAGCTCAAGTAGGCAATAAGATTGGTCTTAATCCAGCTGATGCTGATAATCGTGCTACATTGCTGCGCTTTATAAATGAGGCAGCATGGGAGTTGTATCAGCAATCAGATATGCCTAACAGCATGATTGAGCAGCTGTTTAAGGTAAATGGTGATCAGACTATCTCATTACCATCGTATGTTGGTGAATTACGAGCAGTAAGAGAGTATAATTCACAAATACCTTGGCACATAAATCAAATGCGGCCACGTTACAACTATGCTAATTGGTCTGATATGTGGCGTAATTGGCGTATTAAAGGCAAGTCACCACTACAAAGATCAGTCCGCAACCAAAGTTTGGTCACAGCTGTTGTAACTATTGTAGAAACACCACCTATTGTAGTGACAATTTCAGGCCCAACTGAGAATGCTGCTAACTTAAATGAAGTGCTCACAATGGATGCGCTAAGTAAGACAACAGTAGCCAACTTTCTTGACATTACAGCAGTGACAAAAGACAGATATAACAACTGTAATGTGTCAATACAGGATGTTGATGGTATGGAGTTGACTGTTCTGCCTAATGATGAGAGAGAAGCATCATATCTTATCATTGATGTGTCAACATTTCCTTGGCTTAATCAGTCAATGTCACTGCAAGACCATTATGTTGAAGTGCTGTATAAGAAAGCACTCAGAGTATTGCAAGAAGATGGTGATGAATTTCCTGCTGCTGGATGTGATAATATAGTTGTTAACAAAACAATGCAACTTTATGCAGAAGAACAGGGAAAAGGTGAGATGGCTATGGCATATGATCAGAAAGCTACACGATCTCTAGCACGAATCAACGAAGAACAGAACAGAGCAACAGAAGATATGGTAGCTTTTGTGCCAAATGGACATGATGAGTTGCTGGTTAAAATACGCCCTAATAAACCAGGTCGTTACCGTTGGGGATACCCATATTTACTCCGCTAAATGAGCGAATACGTTCAGTCTCAGTTTGAAGGTGGTATGAACCTGTTGTCATGTGACACAGATGTTCAGCCTAATCAGTATAGACTTGGATTGAATGTGCGGAATAGATATGGTAATTTGGAAGGAGTGTTACAATCACAGCTTGATCCAGCAACACCAAATGGAGTAAAGCAAGAATGTGTGACATTTGGCAACTATATCATACTGTTTGTAAATGGATTTGCATACTACAGATATTTCACAGCTACAGGATGGACAAATATAGTAGGTTTTCAGATGTCGTCTGATGCTCCTAGATTCTGGACTAAAGCTGTGCCATTAAGCACTACCAATTATGGCAGATTTGCGATGTCTGCAACTGATCCAGCAGTAACTCCTTCTGCTAATGCTGGTATTATTCAGTCTAGTGTGGCTGGTGCATTCGCTGGTAATACTCCTGGACTGTTAGTGCAAGACAATATCAATCAGCCACAATTCATTTTCCTTAATGCTTTTGGTGTTCCTACTGTTCGCACCACACAAACATACGATCAATGGAATGTGACATATGTAGCTGGTGAAATTACAGTAGACAACAGAGAATATGTGCCTATTGGCAATGTGATGGAGTGGGTAGATGGTGTGCTTTACATTGCATCACAAGATGGAGAGTTTATCTATCGCTCAGTATCAGGTAGACCACTTGATTTTGTGATAAATGTTGATTTGAATGGTGCTAAAGGTGGTGATGCTACAACAACATCTTACTCTGTTGGTGTTGGTGGTATCACATGCTTACGCGCTATGGCCAATAATGCGCTACTTGTTACCGCTTCTAATGCTGTATTCTCTGTCAGCAAGAACACGACACCTGGAGCAATAACAACATTTGGTGAATACACATTTATTCGCACATTTTTGTTCAATGCCACATGTTTGTCTGACAGAGCTATCATTGATTCTCTTGGTGATACTAAGTTTATCTCTCTGACAGGTGTAAGATCATTTAATGCTGTGTTTCAACAGCAAAATGAAGGCCGCAACTCACTTTTCAGCAGATCATTGCAATCTGTTGTAGCAAACATAACACAATCTCCTGCATCATCAGCTGCAATGCTGTATGACAACTTTGAATTGTATGGTATCAACACTACTTTAGGTCCAGTGATAGCTGTGTTTGATACTTTGAGCAATAGTTGGGTGTCATTTGACATAAATCAGGTTGGTGGCAAACTGATCAAAATGTTTGCTAAGATTGAGCTTACAATACAGCGATTATACGCCATAACAGAGGATGATAAGCTGTATACACTCTACATTGGGCCTGATCTTGATGACTGTTTGGTTAGAACACGATCAATGTGTGCTAATAATGTAACAGCTAGTGGCAATCCACTCAATCCTGAGTTCGAGTTGAAGCTTAAGGATGCTAGAGTGGTGTTTGATGGTGTGACTGAAGCAGAAACATGCAGTATTATACCATTTGTGAACAATAGAGTAGCGCAAGCACAGTCTAAAGCTATACCATATTCTTCTCCTACTACATCATACAGTGGTTTAGGTGCATTGCCTGATACTAACACCAAATTGTTCAATGCTTACTTCTCTTTCCCCAACACAGAGCAAGGTTGGAAAGTGTATGCACTAATAGCTTGGTCAGGAACAGCTACTATCACACAATTTTCATTCTCATTTGTCGATATATCACCAATCAATCCACTACAGTCGCAATCATGATAACAGTAGGAGAGTTGGTTGAGTGGATAATAAAGCACAAACGTGGTAAAGCCTTTAATTACGAAGCTGAGATTATACAGAGAGAAGTGTGTCAGGCTATCGCAGATGGAGTTTTTGTATATAGCGAACTTAACGGAGAAATCGAAGGTGTTGCTTGTGGCTACAGAGATGAAAGATCACACTGTGTGCATATCTGGGATGTTCTTACTACCAAGCAAGGTGTGATACAAAAATTTATGGCGCGATTCTTGCTAGTATATCCTGATTGGAAGATTACAGCAAGACGCAAAGGCAAAGATATAGTGTTTAACAACCCACATAAATTACATGAGCGACTCTTATAATCCACTAATCCCTGGTATTGGTGGTAATCTAATCAACAATGCTTTCAAAGACAAGGGCAGTTCTGGTGGTAGTCCAGCAGTAGCTACTACACCAGCAACATTGCCATACTCTACACCATCCAATTTGTTTGAACCATACCAGAAGTATATACCGGAGGCAATGAATTCAAATGCGCAAATCACTGATTCTAGTGCAATTCTCAGAGCATATTCGCAGAATCTTCCAGAATTTCGAGCTGCGGCACAACCTTCTCAAACTCCACCAATTTCACAGTCTTTAGGTTCTAGACAACAGAAAGGAAAGTAATATTATGGGAGGAACATATAATGCTCCATCACCTCAACCAGCAGCAGGTGTGCTGTCAGATTACACACAGTGGTTGCCATCATTGATTGGTGCAACTGGTAATACACTGCCAGGATTGGCGCAAAATCAATTTAATTCTACTCTTGCAACACAGCCACTCTACAATGCTCTCAATCTACAGCAAGCTCAAAACTATGCTGAACCACTTGCTAGAGTAGGACAGGATGTGCAGCGTAGTAATGCTCTTGCTGGTGGTGCTACAAACTTAGCATCAATAGCTGGCCCAGGTGGTGCATCAGCAATAGCAGCAGAAAGACTTGCGCGCTTAACTAATCCTAACTACTACAATGTGCAGGATAGAGCATCTGGACAAGCAGGCAATCTGTTGGATTCTATTGATCTGCGTGGCTTGTCACCAGGAGAAGGTAATGCTATTGAGCGTGGCACAAACCAAGGAATGCAAGAAACTGGTAATTTAGGATTGAGAAACAATACTAATACCATTTCCAATGCTATCAATTTTGGTGGCGCTTTCAACAATAAGCTTGGCATTTTAGGTAATGCACTAGGAGCGGCTAACCAAACAGCTACTTCTGCTCAAAATACTGGTTTTAGTCCTGTTAACATAGCCTTAGGACAGCCTAATACTTCAACAATGGGCAACTTTGGCACAGGAACATTTGCACCTACTAATGCATCTACACAGAATGCGTCATTAGGAACTGGATTCCAGTTTGGACAAGGTGCATTAGGACAACAAGCAGGCATGAACAATGCTGCTACAGCTGGTGCATATGGATTAGCACAGGCAAATAGTATTCCATCTTATCTTGGCTCTATGCCATCATACTCATGACCTGTAGCGAATTGAATTTTGTAACTTCACAGTGTATCTATGGTATAATGATTGCTTATCCAGCTATGCCAGAAGATGAACAGATAGAAAAAGCGGCACGAATGGCACACAAAATCATCAACAAAAACTACTATCATGACAGCGGAGATATTGGAGAGAATAGCACGAAATCCAAATTTCAAGGACAAACAACTCCTCACAGACTTAACGATCTTATTTGCAGACAGACCTGAGGCATACGAATACTTGTATCTATACGGTGAGTATGGCGAATTAGTGGATGATTTAGTAGATGATCCTGGAAATCCTGATACAGTGGAGAAAGCCGCGCGACTTGCACATGCTGTCAATAATTGTGCATACTGGAACAAGTATAAACACTGCTTGTATCTTGTTGAAAGATTGATACACAACACTTACTTTGATACAGTAAGGTGGGAATCAGCAAAAGAGGAGTGGAAAAGAAGAGATGCAAAAGCATTATCACACTGTGGTTATAACATGCTATTTGCTGTGATACTGTTGGAGTTTGGTGAGGAGAAGTTGAAAGAGATTTCATTGCGATTTCGAGAACATGCACATTTGAAGCACATACAAGACCCAATATAACTTTATGCCAAGAGCAAATATTGATCTGTCAGCATTGTTTGGGATGCTCAGTGATAAACCACTGGCTAAGAATCCTGAGTATTATGGTAAGCCAGGTGATGTTCCTTTCGATTACTCTGGTGATCCTAATGATCTTGTTGGTAGAGGTAATCCATATTTACGCCCATCAGCATGGACATCGTATTTTCATCCTGAGGCATTAGCTAGGTATAACAAATACGAAGATATACCACTAACAGCGCAGATGAATGAGAGTATTGCAGCACAATACTTTCCCAGCCAACTAGCAAGAGAACAACTGGCACAACAAGCAACAAGAGAGGCAGCCGCAAAGTTTTCTGATGTTAGATTTCCAGTAGAATTAGGACATCGTGGACAAGAACTACAACAAATATCTGATATTGCTCATACTAATGCACCAAGAGTAACAGAAGATGAACTTGCTAGACAAGCAGCCTTAGGAGAGCAGCAGTTTGGGATGACGATTAAACATGCACCTATACTTGCACAAACACAAGAAGAGATAAATGCTAAATATGGTCCATTAGCAGCACAGAGAGAAAGAGAATATGCTAAATTGGCAGCACAAGCTGGTAGTGATACCAACAAAGCATTATGGAAAGCTAGAGTATATGATGCTAACCCTGCATTACAGCAACTTCCATTTGATACAGCATATGCTCAGTTTGGTGGTTCATCACAAATAAACTATACTGATGTAAACCCAAACACACAAGCAGCTTCTTTTGCTGGACAACAAGGTCCACAAACTGTTGGTCTTACTCAAGGTGAATTAGCATCACAAGCACTGCGTAAAGCTAAATTGCGTGGTGTATTAGGAACACCAACAACAGAGGCATTAGGAGAAGATATAAATGCAAATCTTGGTATGCAGCGTAGCGCTGTTGATTTGAGTTTATTGCCTACTGATACTAGAAATAGAGTTGCACAACAAGATGTAACAAGAGCTACACTTGGCAATGAGTTGTTCAATCAGCAGAATCTTGTCCCTGGACAACAGAGAGTATCACAAATAAGCTTGGATGAAACATTGCGTCATCCTGATGTGTTGGCTAATATCACTCGCAATACACTCTACAACAAGAACTTCCAAGAAGCAACTAATATTGATCCATCCAGATTAGGTGAAGCGCGCAGTTTGTTCAGACCATCAGAAACTGGTATGACAATAGAACCGCGAGCTGGATTTGTGCCAGAATCTATACAAAATTACAGAGATACACAGCAACTTATTGGTGAGTTGTCTGGTGCTAAATCAAAGTATGCTGGTATATTCCCACAAAAACCTGTATCTAATGTAATTCCCATCACACCATCACCTGTTACACCTACTCAAGTGAGACAGGGCTTTCCTAATGGTGCTCCATCAACAGCACGAACTAATACATCTGCTCCTGCTGTTACAAGACCAGCAGCTGCTGCTGATATAATGAGTGAGAATTATAGGAGTGCAATCAAACAATACTTAAACTCACCTGATAGAGCTAGAAGGAGTGATGTTCTTAGTAATGTGTTGACATCTGAGCTAGGAAAATATGTAAAGTTACCAACTGAGTATATTGGAAGCTCAAATGTTCAACGTGATCCAGCGAAAGTGTTGTTAGAAGGATTGCGTAATCCAGAAGTGATGGCAAAGATCGAAGAACAGTTGTCAAAGCTGACACCAGAACAACAGACAGATATTTACAATCAAATACTCGCTAAGATAAAAGCAAGATGAAAAGACCACTAACACCAGCAGAATTAGCAGAAGCTGATGCAGCAGGTTATGATGTATCTGGTTATGATGGTAGACCAGTAGAAATACCAGATGAAGTAGGCCCACGAACATCACCTATAGCAGCAGGCACTCGTGCAGCAGCAGCATCAGCTATTCCAACAGCAGCTGGTGGTGCTGTATTTATGCCAGCTTTCACAGCTGGAACTGCACTATCAGCACCACTTGGGCCATTTGCACCTGTAGGTGGTGTTATTGCTGGGTTGGGAGCTGGTTATGCTGCTAGTAGATTAGCTGGTGCTGGACAGCAAGCATTGATGCCTAAAGCATGGGAAGAGCAACTTGCTGCTGATATTGCTGCACATCCTACTGCTACCACAGTTGGACAATTAGCCACACTACCACTTGGAGGATTACGTCCATCTATTTCTGGCACTAAAGCAGCAGCAACTGGATTAACACGATTAGCTGTTGGTGCTCCACTATCATTAGAGGAGAAAGCTGCATTGAAACTTGCTGCTGGTGGTGCTGCTTTAGGAGCAGGACAAGAAGCGGTCATACAACAAGCAGAAGGGCGTCCATTTGATCCTAAGCAGATTGCATTGTCTAGTGCTCTTGGTGCTACATTCAATAAACCTAATGCTATTGGTAGAGCATATGGATTTCCTGAAATACCACAGCGAACTATTGTCAATCCAGAGCTACTCACTCGTGCTGCTACACCAAGCAGACGATCACAATATGTTGAAACTGGCACTACTAGACCTGCTGTTGGTATGACAATGATGGATTTCATCAACAAGTCTTATGGCCCAGAGGTTGCTACAGCAGCTAAACCAGCAGAAGTATCAGCACAACGTATACTATCAGCAGAAGAAGCTAAACAGCCTGTTGTGCCAAGAGAAGGTGTAGAGCAGACTGATTTGTTGAGAGAAGTTACAAAAGGATTGAAGGGGAAAGGTGTTGTTAATGCTCCTACTCCTGAATATACTGACACACTGACAAAAGAATTACTCTTACAGCATAATATTAAAGTGTCACAGAATGGCACACTTGTTGATGCTGCTGGTAATCCTGTAAAAGGGACAGCATTATTGGGTAATAAAGTTCGTGAAGTTGTGCAAAATCCTGGCCGCGCCAGATTGGACACATTGCCACATGAAGATCTGCACTACTTCCGCACAGAATTAGAGCAATCTGCTAAAGCTGGTGACATAAAAGCACAGCAACTGCTAACACAATGGGATGCTCTATCAGTGCCAGGTTGGAAAGCTAATGAAGCAATACGTGCTGATCGTGGATTACCACCACAAGATATTCACGAATTTACTGTTAGTGAGCAGGGGTTGGAGTTTGTGAAGCAGCAGTTCAACTTGCTTGGTGAATCACGAGCACAAAAGTGGTGGAATGACACACGTGCGCTGCTCAAGACTAAGTGGAGTAATAATGCTACACTTGAAGATCTGCGCAGAGCCATCAATTTTCGTGTTGTCAATGAGCAGACAATGGGCAAATTTGTTGGAGAGGAAGGGCCAAGAGGTAAAGTTGGTGAGGGTGGTTTGATGGCAAGATTAGGAGTGAGGAATCAACCACCAGACGAGAAAGAAGAACGTGCATGGCCAAGCGATAAGAAGTTGCCATTCAAAGAACAAAAACAATTTGATAAAGATATAAAGGACACACAAAAGTATCCACAAGAAGGCGGAACTAGGCTTCCGTATCCTGCCAGATACCCAACAGAAGGTAAGGAAATATGGGAGTTTGGTGGAAAAGAAAACAAAGCATTGTGGGAGATGCTTAAAAGCAAGTTTACACCTGCTCAACATGAAAGTTTTTGGAAAGCAGTAAAGGGTGAATGGTCAAAAGATGATCTAGATAGACGATTAGAATATGAGGGTTGGAATGAAGTTGATAGACATTTAGTTTCTAGGTTTGTTGATACTGTCAGTCAACAAATGACTCAACAAAGATCATCTAGAAACCAACCCGAAGATGATCGCACTCAGTATGAGACTCTACAGAATAGAATGCGTGAACTTCTAGAATCAGAAAAGCCAGAAGATGCTGTGGAGTTCAAACGTGTATGGCAACAGTCTGAGGACATAAAGAATAGACATGGTGGAATGCCACCTACTAAAGAGAGGAATCAGCCTGATGATGACACTGGCTTAACTCCTGGTAGTAGAGAGTGGATGGATGAAATGAATCGTAGAGGTAGAGAGCGTGATCCTCTTGGATCAGAGTTAGCCGATCTTACATACGGACCAAAGAAAAACATAGCAGAATACCAAAGACTAATGTCTCTGCAAAATAGAGCTATGGCATTAGCTGAACAAGCTGATGTGTCTGGTCATCCTAACTTTGATGAGATTGAAGCTATCCTTAATGAGCGGCCTAAGACTGTAGCTGAGTTTGAGGATAAGCTTAATAGAATCATAAAGAAGTCTATTGGAACTCCTGATGAGAGAAATCAACCAGACGAAGAGACTAAACCTCTAGGCGCGCCAGTTGGCCCAGAACTAACTCTCTTGCAAGCAGCCAAGAAAACAGAGCATTATCGCACATGGTTAGCTAGACAACAGGACAAAGACAAATCAGATCAAGCTTTCTACGAAGCTATCATGAAAGATGATAGTTTGCGTGATGATATTGTTACTGAGCCAAGTGTGGTGACAGCACTGCAGGAGATGGCCAAGCCTGCTAAAGAGAAGACATTAAAGCACAGAACTACAGCACCTGCTCCTACAGCAGCTACCGCAACTGAACAACAACTTAAAGCATACAGAACAGAAGGTCAAAAGAAGCAGAAGCCAGAACCTACAATAGAGCCAAAAGAGCAGCCTACTTTTGTCACCAAAATCACACCAACTGGACCAATAGAAAGAGAACCTGCTACTAAGCCACACTTTTGGGATACAAAGGTGGAAGAGTTAGGCAATCAGATTGATGCTGTAAAATCAAAAGAAGAGGCGGAGAGATTGGCAGGATTGCTTGATAAAGATTATCGTGATTTGCAGGCAGCAAAGAATGAAACTGGACTGGAGAACTTGAGAGATAAGATTGCTGGCAAGGCGACTGTTAACAGGATGCTTAGGAATGAGCTGGAGACTAAGTGGGGATTGAAGGGAAAAGAGCAGGGAAGATTTCAGCCGGATGAAGAGGAAAGAATTGTAAGTGCTGCAACAAAAGCGCCAGATGGAACTATAACGAAAGGTGATAATCATTACCAAGCAGCATACTATAGATCTGGTGAGAAAAAAGGACTTCTAATAAACAATGCTGAGGCTGGGTTTGTCACAAATACAGGCAGATTTCTCAGCAGGAAAGATGCACTGCCTGTTGCATATAAAGCTGGTCAACTGTGGGATACTTCTGCTGACAGATATCTCACAGGTGAGTTGACCAAACTTGATACTGCCCATATCAAAGATGGTCGTTATCAGCCAGACGAAGATGCACTCCAAAGACAGCCAGGAGAAGGAAGGAAACAACCCAGTCCTTTCACGGTGAAAGAAGAATTCAAGGGTGATAAGGCTAAAATTGAACTGTTTAATGAAGCAAAAGAAGAATACGACAGAGCTATATCACAAGGACTATCCACAGAAGAAGCAAGCAATCTTCCTTTGATGAAGAAAGCGTTAAGTTTAACTGACATAGATTTTCCATCTGTTGTAAAAAGAAACCAACCAGAAGAGGAAGGTGGCAAGAAACCACTAGCTGATCTTGGTGTTCAAACTCTTATTCAAGAAACACTATCTTATCCAGGCGGAGATGAGTATATACGAGCAGTCATAGAAAAAGATCGTATATGGAAAAAGCTTGCAAAACTTGTATCTAACACTCTAAAAGTATCAGAGACGGAAGGTGATGAGTTGGCATACAAAGCTTACAAAGATGATACCTACAAGAAAGAGTTAGTCTCTAAGCTTGGTGAGTTGAATGGTAAGATGCTAAGTGATGATCTTCACACGCTGAAAATTGCACAGGAAATGACAGATGCTTATATTAAGAAGCGCAATGAAGATCAGAAGTCACAACGTAACATGCCAGATGAAGAAACAAGCCCAACTCTAATAGCACAAGACCCATCCAAACAAGGCTTTCTCCGCGCTATGTCATCCACATTTGACAAAGTGCGACCATACTCTGTTCAACTCTCTAATGCATTCAAAAGATGGGAAGCACAAAAGGATGCATACTGGGGCATGGCACAAACAGCAATCAAAGATTTAGAACAATACAACAAAGCTGATGTTCTTCGTGTCCGCAACTTGCACAGAGAGTCATTCCGCAATAAAACTGAACTTCCAGCTTTCACAGGAAAAGATGCTGAGATTAGTAAGATACTAACACGCTACTATCATGATCAGATAGGACAAGAAAGGCGTGATTTAAGAATAAAAATCAAAAGCAGAAAAGCTGGCTTGAATCCATCTTATGTTGATGACTCACTCAATGACAAAACAATAGCATTGTTTACTGAAAGACCAACATCACCAGAAGCTAATCATGCTAAGAACATATGGGCAGAGTTTGTAGCTATAGAGTCAGAAGGAAAGATAAGTTATGATGATGCACGAAAGCACATAGATGACTACATTGGTGCAATGGGTGCAAGAGACAGTAACTACTTGTCTGTTAACTTTGGTGCTCTGAGAAAGGTAGAAGGATATGGTTTGCCAGAAGGATTGCGTGAGACTGATGCTATCAATTCACTATACAAATATGGCCGTAGAGCAGCAGCAGATCTTGCTATGTTCAAAGAGTTAGAGTCAAAGCCGGAGATTGCAAGTAAGCTCAAACTGTATGGGCCAGATGGTAAGATACCATCACCACCTGATGGTGACACTACAACATACTCACAGCTGAAAGAAGTGCAAGATGCTATGGGATGGGTAACAGGTAGAGTTACATCTGCTATGGCTAAACAGATGCCAAGAACAAGTGCATTTGTTAGGTTGGTTAATAATCTCTTACTTGGTCCTGCAACAGCTGCTCGTAACATAGCACAAATGCCTGTTAATATGATACCTTATATTAACAAGTTTTCTGACTTATCAGCAGCAATGAAAGGTATTGCTAATATAGCAGAACACTCAAGAGCATCACTTGAAACAGCAGCGCGGCAACCACAGATTGATCGAGTAATGTTCAATGATATTGCTGATGCGCCAGATAGATTCACATCAGCATTGCGCTGGACAGCAAGACAAGCACGCAAATACCAAGGTGCAGAGCTGGCTGAAAATGTCAGTCGTGATTTGACATTTGCTATTGGCAAAGAGTTGGCATTATCCAATATAGCAGGTGCTCGTGCTGGTAGTGCCAAATCAAAACAATTCTTGGATAAGTTCAGTCTACTTGTTGACGAAGATCCAACAACACTGCGAGGAGCAGAACTAGACAAAGCTGTAAACCAGATAGCTAAGAACTTTGTAGACCGTAATCAAGGCACATACGGTGGCAGAGGATTGCCTGCTGGTATTGTTGATAGTCAGTTTGCACCATTCTACTCACTCAAAAAGTGGTCTATAGAGAAGTCTAATGTTATCTATCAAGATGTTGTTAAACCATTTATGGATGGTTCTAACCGTCTGCCAATGCTGACATACCTGTTTGGGACAGTATTAACAGGAGCAGCAATTCAACAACTTAATGAACTTCTCACCAACAAAAAAGGACAAGACCCAAAATGGCAAGAAGCTTTAGACCAACCTACAGCACACAACATAATTTCGGAACTAGCTACGTTGATGCAGTTATCTTCATTTGCTGGTATCATAGGGGATTCTATGAAGGTAGTATCCGATATATCACATGGAAAGAAGCCAAGAAATATTGTGTCTTTCCCTACAGCAACGGCCATGATAGATTTGTCGGAGAAAACTACGGATATGATTGAGGCAATCAATCACGGAGAAGATCCTTGGGAAGTGATGAAAGCCTACACTATGGACTTGTTACAGCACAATGTGCAGGCTGCAAGAATGATTGCCAATAGAAGCACAAAGGAAGAAGATGTGGAGAGAGGAGATAAGTTCAGAGATTTGCGTGTATTTAATGAGCTACAAGGTAAGCCTGCTGGCAACATAACTACAAGCAATCCTTATCTTGGATTGGAAAGCCGAGAATACAAGCGTGAGAAGGACATCACAAGAGCAGCTAGTATGCTACCTGAGATGATTGGCAAGACTATCAGTAAATCAGGCAATGACTATGAGCAACTGAGTAAGAACTTTCGTGCGTTGAAAGGTAACTCTTATCAAACAATGCCTGGGCTAGAGAAGATGCCATTATCATTCCAGCAATACTATCAGTTCTTGGTTGACACACAAGGTAAAGAAGCAGCTGATGAGAGACTGATGGATTTTATGCAGCAGAGAATGGTTAATAAGGCTAAGTCTTCTCTTGTTCCTTCCTTCTGACAAAGGGACACTCAGTCATTAGCATCATTGGTTGCATTGGCCCACGAAATGTCAATATTCTGTGCCAAAGTATACCAGTGAATAGTAATTTAATTCTTTCTTTCAAATTGAGTTTCCAACAGATGATTGTTGTTCCTTCTAGATCAAGAGGATGAACATAAGCTGGCATTGGCAAATACTCAGGTTGATCTTTTGCTATTACAATTGTTTGTTCTGGGAATCCGATTAGTTTCATAAATCCAATTTGATTGACAGTGTTTGCACTAACTCTCTGAAAATTTGTATTTGCGGACTCATATAAGCTAAAGTCCTTTCCTCTTTTGGAATCATATTTTGGATTCCTTTTATAAACTCCTCTATCGGTTGTTTGATTCTATCTTTGTGAATCAACTTCTTATACTCATCTTCACTTAGAATGAATTGCATAATGTTAGCTCCATATCTTATTAGGTGCTTCTTGTTTCAGTGCGCTCAGGTTTCGTTTGATGTAGTTTGCTACAGGATCAGTTTCTGTTTCGTTCTTCTTACCTTCATGCCATAGCCAATGAAAGTATGATGCTGGGACATCTTGCATTGGATTGTCTTTATATTTACCCCAAGGCATTAAGTCTGTATCTTCTAGAATTCTCATTTTATGAATTGTTCTAAATTTGGAGCTATCCATCCTTTTGGTTTTAGTATTTTGTGTGTAACACGTGCACCTAATTCATGACATACTTTTGTCATATTGGTTGCATGAACTTCTCTAAAGGCATCATCTTTTACTTCTGCAAAGCCAAATGCTAGATATGCACCATCTAACACATATTGCAGATCTGTTAGAGCATCTAATACTTTAACAGGATCTTTCATTTCTAAAGCTCTAGCCAACTCTCCTACTTCTTCTTGGATTAGAGATAGACGAAACAATGATAAATCAGCCTCATCTACTGTTGGTTTGTAGTTCATATCACATCCAAATTTAATGTGAAAGTCTCTAACTCTTTCGAGTGTATTTAATGGTGTCATTCTTTTGTTTTGTAGTATATTTGTATCTCTTGTGTTAGAGGGTCTACCTCTTTTACCATGATTACCTGATCAGTTTTACCAAGGAAATCTAGTATCTCTTCCAACTCTGGCTGTCTCACCTTACCCCAAAACTCCACTAGTAGTTCAGTAAATGTGTGCTTTCCTGTAGCTCGCAGATACTCTGTTATTCTAATGCTGGAGTTATACAATGGATTGTTACCATTCATTGTCAGCGCCATTCCCATTGTTTTCTCTTCTTCTGCTAAGATACCCGCAGCCCATTTGAAGTCATCGAGTGTTACTTCCATATCTGTAGATTCACCAAAATGGTGGGCAACAGCAACCTTCATCATGTGGATACCTTTGCGCGCATAGTATGACTCTAGTTTAGCTGATTGTGAACTACGAAGATGAGGAGCGGCAGCGTCTTTTTCTGCCCATGCCTGAAACCAATCTCTTGTTTCCTGTGAGATTTGAACCTGACCATACAGTGTAGACAACTTCCTAACATGTTCTAATATCTCTCGCCTATATGCAGCTGCACTTTCTGTTAGTTCTGGTCTGAATGTTACCACCTTACGATTCTTGTGTGCATACACATAAATACAGCGCGAACTGAAACCTTGATTGAGTAGTTTTTCATCAAAAGTAGAAGCCATGAAATCAGGATTGGTTGCCGCGAAGAAGTTCAAGCATAGTCTTCGTATCCTATCCTTACCTCTACCTATTGTCTGATACTCATATGACTCATTACAATCATACGCTTCTATCATGAAATTGACTAAATCTTCTGTATGCTTACGAAACAGAGAACTCATTTCACCAATAGTAAAATGTATTGATGAGTGAGTGTATATGCCCATTGTTTTCTTGCCATCTTTCTCATCGAAATAGTTTTGTCTGCGGACAGCTTTACTCATTGCTAACACTAGCGCTTGGAACGTAGTAGCATTAGGAGCAGAACAGAATAAAGGAGCTTTATCAACAGATGCCTCTTTGTTACTGATGTTAGACATCTCCTCATTAGCAGCTTTAACGTCTTTAGCATGAATAGCTGCCGCAACTAATTTCTCATCATCACTCAATCCATCACCAGGTTTAATGTCCTCTAATTTGTGGTGAGATAGTATGTCATTAACAGCTCTTATTATACCATCTTTACCAATGCCAGGTTTGCCAACAAGTGTGATATACATGTTGGGATATAACCTATCATGATTAGGAGGACACCAAACACGACGTTGGAGAGCAGATGCTATACAAGATAGCCAGCCCCACAAGCGATAGTTGTTAGGCGCAGGGAGACCATCAGTATAGGCAAACCACTTGTCGAGATTTGTCATGCTGTTACGTTTATGTGATTGGATTCAATAACAGTAAAAAATAGTAACCCCATTATCATGTTCTTTGAATCTAATGGAGATGAAATCATTGGACTATATTTGTCCAATTCTGTTCTTAGAATAAGAACATACTCTTTGCTTATGTAAAGCACTTGTGGAATAAAACCAGTCTCAGCTAAAAACTCATTGCTTTGTTTATGTATTTCATCTAGTATTTGTGAGCTTGTCATAACCATTTAACCTCTCTCATTCCTAATGGATTCTTGTCTTTCTTAAAGGGACACCAGTTAAATCCTATCTGCACATCACTTCTCATATTGAAAACCACACCATCAATCGGTGACTTGAACTCTTGTTCGACAAATTCTTTTCCTTTCTTCGCGACAGCACTAGCATCTGGTAACGGACATTGGCAAAGAAAACTGTCATGATTGTTCTGTAACATATCCCAATATAGCTCGGCTTCTTCAATATGACCTTGCATCCTAGCATATGCAATATTTGTGATCTCGCCAACTGTCGACTGTGGTATCCAGGAATACAGCTCTTTCCAATTTGATTCGAGTAGTTCATAACATGTTATTGTGTAAGGATGTCCATGCAAGTTGAACAACATTCTATGCTGTTCTGCACACTTTTTAACCCATCTGTGGTAGCCTTTTATCTCAGGAAATAGAGCGAATTTGGTTGCTAAGAAACGCTCAGAATCTTCTTTGCTTATCACCACCTTGCCACCAGATTTCTCTAGTGTATTCATCCTAAACGCAGGTGGCTGCACATCATAGTTACTACTATGTTCTGTCTGTTTGGCTAGAAAGTAATATCTTGTAGACTTAGACCAGTTGTCACTATCTTGTATTAGCACAGCTAAGTTGGCCCAATGTGGGTGCTGTTTGAGTAGTGGTATTGGTGTATTGAGTATCTCATCTATATCAAACTCCATATCACCTGATATAAAGTTGTGCTCACGCATCTTGTCTGGCCATATATGCTTGTATATATGAGCACCAAGATATGTATGAGGTTTGATTCTGTTGATAAACAACTGTCTGTAGTTACCATTCTCACAACAGTATGCTACTATCAATGCTTCCGCACCTGATTGATCTCTCTGGAGCATCACCTTTATTGTCAGAAGTTCTTCTTCTGAAAAGATAGAATAGTCACCAGTATTGAGGTAATGAGTTAGCTTTTCTTCTTGTGCTGGTGTCCAGCCATCACTCTCATAAAGTTCCCTCATTGATTTCTCAATGTTCTGTAAGTTACTACCCCAACCTTTCTTTGTTGTTTTACCATTGAATACTATAGGCTTCTTGAGAATTTGTGTAGAGGCCAGACGTAAAGTTCTTGGGCCGGCAATTTTGTATGTAGTTGAATTGCGCATTTATTTAATGATTAACGCAATGCAATTATACTCATTCCTAACCTCGACAATAGGTTCTAGCACCAAGTCAGATGCTTCTGATTCATCAAGCACCATAACTTTTAGATTGCCTTGAGTGGCCCATGCTTTGTTGAGTATTGATAATAGTTCATCAAGCATCATTCTAGCCTCCATATTCTATATGTGTTTAGATCTAGCTGTCTTGTCTTCAACTTTATGCCCTCAGCAACTAACAGTTGTCTTATCATAGATGGACAAAAGTCTATCTGCACACAATCACCATCCCAATCTCTTTCTGTTATTGGTTTTAGTGCCTTGATTTTTCTCAAAGCAACACGAAATATAGGTTCATCCAATAGCGATTTGGATTTGGTTGGTATTACTTGCTTGTGAAGCACTACGACTTTGTTCATATTGTCTCCAATGAATTATGTTGTTATTGTCGTCACGCCACGGCAAGAATTTCAATGCACCACTCTCCTTCGCCAGCTCTCTATACCTTAACACCAACTGTATAACAGGATTCTCAGGGTATTTGAGAGCCAACTTATACATTGCTTTAGCACCTAATGATGGCTTGCCAGTATCAGTCTTAGCAACCTCAGCATAGCCTAACAAATCGTGAAAGTATTTGATTGTCTGCACTGGACTATTGGCAAATGCTTTAGCCTTACCTTTGACAGCGCGCTTAACATCCTCCATACCAGACTCACCAATAAGTATCTTTATCAGACGCAAATACTGCATCATGAGTCTGTCATTCTCGTGCATTAGCTTCTTTACTTTCTCCTCATTGTATCTGATGCCTTGTAATGTGGTGACAAGATATGGGACAATACAAGCATTAGCAGTTTCAATAGAGTGAGACAGTCCTGGTATTGTTTTTGCATATTTCTCTTGTGCTTTGTGCACTAAGAACATAGTGTAGACATCTTTGCCGCAGTATTTCAAACGTGCCATCATCTGGTCATGTGTCATATACGCAATACTATTCTCTGCTTTATGGAATTTCTCCCATGTCCAGTATGATACACAGTGACCAAGAGATTTCTCTATGTCAGGAAAGCATCTATGCTGTGCTATCATAGTATCATAACACCTATACACTGGTATACGATACTTGTAGCCTAAGACAAAGAAGTCAAAATTCGCACCATTATGGGCCACCAAAATGTTATCTCTAGCTCCAACAGCAAGAGACCTAAGGATGTAAGGGAGAGCAGAATAAGCAGGTCTGTAGTTGCAATCAAGAGTAGGTATGTTATAGATGGTCTTGCCATCAAACGTGAATGAGAAACATTGCATGTTTTGTTCTTCATAATCTGTCTCCATGTCGAACCATAGTGTTTGGTCTTTTGTTCTGGACAATACATTTATGACTTCATCACTATTCGGATAAGTTTTGTATACAGGCTCAGGATATTCACTAACAGGAACACCACTACGGAGAATAGTCTTACACTTATTGGTATCAGCACGAAGCCAAAACGCATAATTAGTTCGTTTTGTTTTGGAGTAAGATTTGAGATCTTCTGCCTCTTCGTCGTCATCATCAGTATAATTGCCATCTTCTACGAACTCCTTACTTAGTGGGTTGAGAGACTGTTCATATGCTCTTGTGTCAGCACAATCTTGTGGGAAATAGGAAGGTATAGTTGGGATATTATTGACATAAAACAAAGAGCCGCGCATCTCATTGAGAGAGTTGCCTCTTGTCTCTGGCAACCATGAGTGCATAGCATACTCACCCAACAAGAGTATGCATTTAGTCCCATCTAACCAAGGTGACTTGTCGTCAGCAAGACGAATGTCACACTGCATCGTGTTGTAATCGGGTCGAAGTGCAAATGTGTTCATGCACTGACCACCAGTTGAGGAAAGGAGATTACATGAGTCAAAACGAGATGGATTAGAAAGGATGATTGTCAGGCCACAGTATTTAAGTCGTGGTTTGTTGCGTAACATTTGGTTCTATAAATTCAAACCTAACCTCAAGAAACCATTTACCATTTCTGATTTCTTTACCACAATCAAGATTCACTATCCTTGCTTCTTTACCATGATTTATTCTTTCTATCTCTGATAGGAATATATCATGCAAATCTTTCTCATTGAATGTGTGGATCTGATTGGTTTTCATTTCTCACCCATAGGTTTCCATCCAGCCTTACGCATTGTGCCATAGATATATGCACCAGCACGCTTCTTAGACATGTGTTTCTTTGCAGCTTCTTTCTTTAGCTTTCTTTCGAGTTTAGCAGGCATAATGTTTCTCCTTTGTCCATGTTATACTTGTCTATTATGTTACATAAGCGAATTGTCAGTTGACAAAATGCATCACACAATGTGACATCGTCTCTAGTTTTGTATGCCATAAGTGCAGCCTGGACTTGACTATTTGTTTCAAACAATCTGGTCAATTCAGGATACTTATTAAAGAGTAAAAATATACCTTCATCTTTTGACATAAAAAAAGAGTGGCATACATTGCCCTGCATGCCAGAGGGTGGTTAATTACTCTAATACTATTGTTACAGTCTGTGTGTCACCATCACAGTCCTTAACATTGGCAAGACTTCCATCAGGAAGTTTGACTTTTACTTCTGCTTCTTCATCACAAGAACTAAGAAGTTCTTCTAGTTCATTAACTTTCATAGTTCAAGCAATGACAACAGACGATTGATACGTCTGATATTATTCACAACCAAGTCTTTTTGTGCAGATAAGTCAGTAGCTATTGGTGTGCTATATGACCCAATCCTATCTTCCGCTTGTTTGTTAGGAGTATCAGGCTCAGATCTAAGAGCTGGAGTTAATCTCTCTGCCAATCTAGCTGTTAGATTATCCAGCTCAGACAATGCTGTAGCCAGCTCTTTGAATGAACTTGATATCTGTGACTGTTTGACAGGATTGCTACCTACAGAAGTCTCAGCATAGTTTGCCATAACTCAAGTGTTAGAACGGTTTGTTGACATTATTGTCAGCCAATCCATAGATGCGGTCAATCTTGGGATAGTAGCTTACAACTGGAATCTTGAGAATGGGATCCATGATAATGTCACCCTGTTTGATACCTTTCGCTAACTGCTCCTTAGTAGGAGACTTACGCTGTGGCTGTTCATCAGGATAACACAATGCCCACACCAATTTACCTTTGAAGCCCAGCTTTGGATTCTCAAAGTTGATGCCACTGTTTTCCACTGTAGAATTCTTTGGCACTAAGCCAAATGCTTCATACAGTTTCACCACATTCTCCTGCGCTTTGCGTGTCTTGTCAGCAAGATCACCTTCACCATTCAGCACGATAGTGGTGTAGTAGTTGGTGATCTGTGTTCCTGCCACAGTGTAATCTTCACCACCAATGTTAACCTCCTCAGGACGATCAACCTCGAACTTGAGGGTAATCATAGGGTTCTCTTTTCCTTTGGACATGCCAAAGACTTCCTCGATAACTCGCAGGACGAAGTTCTCACGAGGAAACTTAACTCTATTGTTGTATTTTGTTGCCATTTTGTTTTTGTTTTTATTTGTTTTTGTTTTGTGTTAATCAGTGCATACTCTACACTGAAATCAATAAACTGGAAACTTGACTCTCTCTTTATAGTTTTCTACTTCTATAAAGGTTGCCTCTCTCCATCTAGGAATTGGATCATACCAACAATTTCTGTTTATCTCCCATTGATTGCAATTACTACAGTAACGAATCATGCCACAAGGTGCAGTAAACCAACAATGAAAACCTAACTTACAAAAAAGTTTCATACTGAAATTGTTTGTTGTCTCATATACTTCTTAAAACTGTCGTAGTTGGCAGGTATGTAACGAGGGAAATTAACAAGTGAACATTTACCATCAAACCTGTTGTCACCTTCTAACTGCCAATAGTAAATTGTATTGCGTGGATATGTTGCACACATTGCTTTGAACTCATCTTTACTCATGCTCCAATTAAAAAGTGCTTCTGGTGTAAGAGCATTGTAATCTTTTGGTTTGTCAGCAGCATGTTGCCTATACCAGTCTGTGTAATCACGCACAATAATATCACCATATGCACCTGTCAGTAATGGACGAATCTTTCCTGTGTATTCACCGGGTTGACCAACGGTAGTAGGCTTGTCAGCACGCTCTGATTCATGTGCTATGAATACTAAATTACATGACAATGATTTGAACAACTCATGCAGCTCACCAAAGTATTTCTTCTTAATCTGATACTCAGCAAAATCATCTACCTTGCCTTGCTTGGTTAAAAAGTTATGTTGATTGGCGGCAAACCAAGTATGATATGAGATTTCAAGGGAAGAACAACCATCAAATACTAGTGTCTGATCTGATGTTAGCTTTCTTCCCTCTTTCTCTAGCCAGTCAACTAGCCTGTCTTTAAGATCAACTCTGCTGCCAGAGAAAGATGTCAAATAGAATGGTATTTCTATTACATCACTGCGATCAGTATGTGCTCCTAATCCTCTGTCAAGATTTAACACTATAGGATTAGGAAATGTTAGTGCTGACCATGTCTTGCCTGTGCCTGGAAAACCTTGAATACCTAATCTTATTTGTGGTTGCGTTTTACTTTGAGCCAATGTTGTGCAGTTTGGTGGTGTATATATGTTTGGCATTTGGTTCTCTTGGTTTTAGTGGCAGTTTGAACTTTAGTAAAAGCATCTCAGCATACATCTCCAACTTCTGCACGTCAGCATTGTTGTCGCACACAAGATCGAAGTGCTGGTAATTATCTAGGTCTGTTTCAGACGAATGCTTATCAACTTGTGATCCAAACATTCTATTGATACGCACAATATAGGCATCAATCTGCTTCAACACATTAGCCTCAGATAAGAAGCGGACATCAGTAATTACTACTATCTCAGTCTTGTCATTACCAAACTCATTCAGTTTGATTAGGAGCTTGTTAACCCAGTAGTTATCACCATTGAACTTCCTTCTGAAATCTGTTCCAAACCATTGCAAGCCAATTCTGAAATCATCTTTGTGTTTGTCTATAAATTCAACAGACACACCACATGCTTTGGCTAGTTCTTCTTTCAATGCATCAGCAAAACCTATACGAGTGACAGGCAATACAGATAGATTAGCTATGTGTTTGGCTAGTGTATCCTTGCCTGATTGTTTCTTGCCTGATATTCCTATTACTGTTAGCATACTTGTGGTAATGTTTTAAGGTAGTCTTTCATCATTGCTGTTCCAGCAACATCCATTCTATCAGCAAGAGATAAACTAATATTGTGAATTCTAGCTTGATGCACTTGAATTGCTGGTAATGCATCACGAGCTTCTTGAAATAACGGCATAACTTGCTCTAGCTTCCATCTCAAGTAATCTCTTTCAGCTCTTAATGTGTTTATTTCTTGATCATTCATTATGGTGTAATGGGTCAAATGGTTTGATTACAAAGTCACGCTTCAACAACAAATCACTTACTGCTTTGTCTTGTGCACAACACACAAACCAGAAAGGACACTTATACACAGCACCTTCACTATACTGTGCTTCACATGCACCATTAAGTATGCCCTCTTTTCTGTCCCAACTATTGCGGCTTATATTATATGATAGATGGTTTATTAGTCTGTCCAGTTCCTCTCTATACTCTTTGAGTGTGCTATCTTTAAGAGAAAAGAAATCAGACTGTCTGTAAACATTCTCACTGACTCTTGGTTTCAAGAAAATACCATCAATGATTGAACCCACATTAGTAGCACCTACTTGGCCTAAGATAGACTTAGGTTCTAGTTCCGCCATCAGCTTTAGAGATAAGACATAGAAGCGCTGTTGAGTTCTCATCTCAAATGCTGACAGAAACTTATCAATATCCCAAGCAGATGTATTCTTCCAATCACGAATAGCATAACAACCCCCTTTGACTTTACCTATCCTATCTAGTGTGCCTTCAAGGTAGACTATGATATAGTCATCTTCATAATACTTGATACTGAATGTAACCTCTGTTGCTGGTTGCTCTCTATAACCTGTGCTGTCACAATGCAAACATGGAGCTTTGCTATCAACAGTAGCACTACTATTTATCCATCCTTTTCCTTCACAATAGAAACATTTGCTGCGCAGCATTATGACATCAAAGTCATGCTCTTTCAACACATAATCTTCCCACAAATTATAGCATGTTGGCAGCAGATGAGTCTCGTCAGATAGATGTTTTGATTTGTTATCGTCAAACTTAGGAACACGAAATGCTTTCCATGCTTTATCTCTGGCTAGCTTGATATCACCATCAGTCTTATACATGGCATCAATGAAAGCATGAACAGCAATACCATATACAACTTTGGCTGGTGCTAATGTCTCCTTGTAACCTTGAACACAAGTGCGATACCATCTTAACACACATTTTGTATAAGGCAAGCTGCTGGCATTGAGTTTGATTACTACTTTGTCTGGCATAGATTATCTTTTCCTTTTCAAATAACTGGCATCGAAATCAATGCCCAACTCTTTCAGCTTCTCTATGTTCTGCTTTGCTTTGAAGCTGAGTTGTGGTGGTTCTATTCTTCTAACACCATTGGTTGGTCTGACACAAAGTTCAGGACGAGTGACATCAAAGTATGGAGTGAAGTGCTTGATCAGTTCTTCATCTGTCATTTTCTCCAGCTCATCTGGAGACATCTCAAGAATCTGTTCTATTGTCATCAGCCTTCGTAATTGGTTTTTATAATCTTGATACTGTGTGCTGTGATGTTGCTTATCACACCTTTTAATCCATGCAACGAAAGTTTAATGTCGTTTATCTCCTCAGTTGTCAGAGCCAACTTGTCAATAAACAATGGCTTACCAGCCTCACCTTTCTCAAGATATTCAGTGATGTCATCTTTCCACTGTGGAACTTTCTCTTTTGGAATGACTTTAGTAGGAGTGAAGCTGCTGACATTAGCTTCTCTAAATTCTGGGATGAAACGTAACACAACTCCAACACCACGATCACGCTCAAGCCTGACCATTTCCATGAATCGGGCATACTTGTGATCTTCTGTATCAAGATTGTCAAGCAGATACCTTATACCTTGATAGACTCGTGTATATACAGTGTCACGATTCATGCCAATCTTCTTGAAGTGTTCATAATCGTAGCAGCTATCCAATCTATCAACAAGCATACGATCTATCACTGCTTTCACTTCTAGTGCATAAACTTCTCGGTAGTAAGGAGCGTTACTTCTACGACTCCAGTTGCGCGGCTTATTGTTAACTAGAATGTCAACAACTTTAGCCTGATGTTCAGGGTTAACAAAAATTTTCTTTAGCTTTTCTTCTGTTGAAAGAGGATCTGGCATATATGTAAATTGCACCAAGTTTTATGCGCTTCGCCGGCATTTACGCTGTTACTATGTTACTTTAGTTTGCTGTGTCACATTATCTGAGTGATCGGTCTTGCTCCGTCTGTCTCAGATTGACAAACCGTTTCACTTACACCACGAGACTTGGTAACTCGGTTGGATTTGCACCAACAACTCCGGCCTAAATTAAAGTGTGTTTCTGTTTTTAACCTAATATGAAACCTACTTATCAAAAGTTCTTAGGCATAAAATAACCACGCGTTAAGGATTCTTACTATTCTTTTTACAGCGGCAATTTACCCTTACGCGGGCATAACCTAACGCTATTCCAGCATGTTACTTTCCACTACTGGTTTAAGTCAGTCACATCCTATACCTGTGTGACCAAGGTATACCAAAGCGCACAAATCACACAGAGTTGCTGCAATAGCACTTGTATGTGAATCAGACATCTCAGGCTTTGTGGCATTGTATAGTCGAACTGTATAACACCACAAATCATAAAGTGGTCAATGGCACAGCATTGAATAGCTGCAAAGCATCCACTCATTCGGGATACAGTTGGAATTCCACCAGCCATGACCACAAATCTTTCAAAAATCAACACCAAACGAGATTTCTCATATAGCAATTCTTGTGCCAAGTTGTATCAAAGTAAATATACTGTGGTAAATTAAGTGTTGATTTCACTTTGGAATCCAACTCTTGTTTGGATTGGGATTATCCAAACCACATAAGCACTTTTCTGGATTAGCTCCCCATTCTGAGTCTTTAACAGGGCCAACAAGTAATCCATCCCACTCCCAACAAAAATGCCAGCCCTGATTCTTTTCTTCTAATGTTAGAAGAGAAGTATTTGGAGTTGTCCAATCATTCAACTGATGGTATCGTTCGTCTGTCATACAACATTACTCAGTATTACTCTCCCCAACACATTGTATCGCTTCACATATTGTTGAAGTGATCTGACATTAAGAGGAGTTTCTAATGTCAACACACTGTTACCACTGTCACTAAGTGCAGAAAGAAAAGCCGCGCCTCCATTCATGCTCTGAATGATAGGCATTATGTCATTGCGTCTGTCACGCAAAGGCTTAATCATCAACTCGAATGTGCTAATACGAGCATACAAATCTTGTCTGAACTGACCTACTTTTACCATCTCCCTCAAGTTCTTGTTGGTAGCACACACGAACTTACAGTTGACAGGTTCTTCTTTGTCACCACCAACCTTCACTACAATCTTCTCTTGCAATGCACGGAGTAACTTACCTTGGACACTCATAGGTAACTCACCTATCTCATCTAAGAACAATACACCATCTCTTGCTTTGCTCATCAGCCCATCTCGTGTGCTATCAGCACCAGTGAATGCACCTTTAACATAACCAAAGAGTGTGGACTCTATCAATGTGTCAGGTATGCCAGCACAGTTAACACTCATGAATCTGACACTACTATCCTGCTCTTGTCTATCACCTATCATTGCTCTGGCAATTATCTCTTTGCCAGTGCCAGTCTCACCAAACACTAGCACTTCATCAGGACACTTACTCATCTTCTTAGCATCCTCTTTCATGCCTATTGTATCAGGATCAACAGTGATAAATCTGTTGAGCCATCTTTCAGCACCAACAACACTGTCACACAACTTGCCATCTTTGATTACATATGGTAATTTGTATGTGTCTATCAGTTGTTGTGCTACGTCGCCAGCACCATTAGTTATTAGCAGGATTAACCTCTCTTGGGATGGTAGTTTTATTTGTTCAGTTATGTTGTTTGCCATATTAGTTGTATTTTAACCCTCTTCTTTTTGCTTCCAAAATCATCCTATCAAATATTGGAAGTTTGTCTGATAATAATTCTTCTGGTGAGGTGTCTTCCATTCTATCTATGTCCTGCTCGCAATAGAATTGCGCCATCTCACCTTGAAGGCTAAATAATGCTGAGTAGGCAGCAGATATATTTTCATGGAGATCAGCTGTTGCTACACGAAGCAACATTCTGATTGTGTTGATAAGGTGCTGATCTGACATATCACACAATCTAATTTTAGCTCCGCTCTTTGTTGTCCATAGAGCTATTTGTTTCTTCACCATAATACTCCTCACTTGTTTTGAGTTGCATCTCCACAACATGAAAGTCACTGCCGCATTTAGGACATGTGATCTCACTTATGTTACTGTCAACAGGAAGTTCGGTTGTGCAGAAAAGACATTTCATAATTGAACTCCTAGTTTTTGCATACACTCCATCAGTTGTTTTAGATCATGCTGATGTTGTTGTGCATAATAACTAATACAAAGCAATAGCTTTTCGTGTTCATTAAGATCATGAACATGAGCCTCAGAATTTGCTTTGCGCCATTGAATGGAGTTGGAATTTAACCACTCAATAATATCATCTGTGTTAAGATTTCCATTCTCTATCTTAACCTCAGGAAACTCAGCTCCAAAGAATGTCATAGTTTACTCTCCATCTCTAAACCCTTTCCATATGGGTGATCTTGGTTTTACTTTCTTGCCATGTGGCTTACACTTATAAGTCACAATCCTGCCAACATACTTATCCCTATTCTCCCAAATTTCTTTGCGCAATTTGTCATCAAGTCCTACACCTGTGCCTATTTTGAATTGCATTTTATGCGGAGTCATATCACCAGCACAAAGGAAATCACTATACTCAACAACAAACGCACCAAGAGTATTCTTTCCAACCATCCCTTCTTGAGCGCTGCTTCTGTCCATCTTGCCAACACCATTCCATTGCATCCTGTTGGTATTCTCATACTGCTCCTCAAATCCTACTATCACAGCCTCAGCTGTAATATATCTGCTCAACTTAATAAGATACTGTTCATTAAGAGTAGATCTGCCCTGCTTATAGAGAGAAGTTGGAGTGCGGAAGCACATTCCTTCACCAGCCTCTTCCTCACACAGCTTGAAGAATGCCATAAGCTGTTCAGCATTGTTGCACATTACAGGTGGTGAGAACTTGACGTTAGCATCAGCAACATAGTTAGGCATGATCTGCATGATCTTATACACGCGCTCAGCATATGATCCTAACATGATCCAGTCAAGCAAATGGAATTGTATCTTGTCAGTGTCAACATGCTTCCGCGACATGACTATAGATTCAATCTCATGATATTGCAAGTCTTTGTTCCACAATTCCACGTCAGCACCACCTGGAAGAATCATACTTCTGTTGCGCAATTCTACATTTGGGATTTGCTTAAATGTTCTACTAAACAATGTGGAATTAAGACGAGCAGCACGAATGCCATCTTTCTTGAGTGTTGCTAGCACAGGGTATCGACACTTTTTCAGCGCGTCAAAGATAACATCGTCAGTATGCTCAAGATTAGGAGGCAACAATGGTGCTGCTAAGATGAGAGATTTAATGTTCATTTATTCTTTCCATTTGCCGATTGTTCGTAAGAACGCTTCGGCTCGTTGTGCGGCGGTGGCATACCAACACCAAGAGGTGGTAATTTTTGATAGTCTGTGTTCATACTCAGAAGCATTCCATGTGTTACTTTCAAACAACACATTCTCCGCCTCATGCATTGCGTTGAGGTCGATGAGGTAGTTGGGAAGATGATCAGATTCTGTTAATTTAGTTCCAGAAGAACTACTGAAAATTGGTTTACCTACATAAGCCCCAGTAGATATATGCCAACAAAAGCAGTCGTCATTATCATCTTTCCACGTCCACCCAACACTCTCCGCTATTGCTATTCGTTGTTCTTGTTCGGTCATACTTTTGTTAGTTTGGTTAAATCCTTCCATCTTCCATCAACAAACTCAGCATCAACATCAATAGCAAGTTTGGCTTTGCAATTAGGGCATTCAGTGTAGGTTAAATTGTCTTGCTCAATAACTATTTCTCCTCCACACTCTGGACATTCATAATGACTCATTCTTCCTCCTCTTCTTCACTAACCAACTCGTCAGGATCATCAGGCTTGACATCCTTGATATGACTATCAGCACTAACACCATGAGTTATGACGTCTTGCCAACTCTCATGTTGTCTTACAAATGATCTGACACAACGTAACTTACTGCTTACTATCCGCGCGACATCTACTTCTACTGTTCCGCCATAGTAAATTAGTTTTTGAATGGTGTTACTTAACGATGTCAACCTAGGACATCTGCCTAATCCTTGCACCAATTCAATAGCACTATATGTTGGCGCAACAAAGTTAATACGAGGACGAACAGGAATGTTAGGGATGTCCTCTACCACTGCATAACCATTAGCTTTGCGTCTTACTTTCTCCTTTGTAAACTCGTCAGTGTGGTGTAACGACAATCCAACACCACCAGCCTTGAAAGTATACATGCAGTATAGAGTCTTACCAGACTGAAAGCGATCAATCTCTTTCTGTCTTTCTTCTCTACTTTGTGGGCCAAGACGCAAAGCTGGATCAAGTTCTTCGATTATTCTATCCTCAACATCTTCTAATTCTAGATCAGAAAGCATCTCATCCATACTAATACCAGCCGCAGCCAGCTTCTCCTCTTTCTCTTTTAGAGAAGCTTTCATCTTCTGTTTTGTTGTGAGCTGTGTCTGACCACCACCCCATACAAGAGAGATTAAGTTACGATCAATGCCATACTTATCACGCAAAATCTGTACAACTTTGATCATGGTGGCTTTGTATTTGCACGCACATACAGCAGCATAACCTTCAGTCACAGCATGATACATTTTCTTGGCTAAATGATTAGCGCGGCACAACTCTGCTGCCATGCACCTTTCATTGAGCAGCACCAATGGCCATATACCTCCTCCACTTATCAACCCAGCATCAATGTCCTGTTGGAGCTTTCTTTTCTTTCTGATATACCGCTCCTCAGTATCAGCATAATACTTCTCTTCTTCTGGTGTCTCGAAGTAAATCATTTCAATACTGTTCTGAGCATCGAACTGAGGACGAATACCACGAACTTGTTTAATGTATTTGTCCAGATCTTTCCTCAACCTTTCAACTGCTGCTTCATTGTAATCTGTAGGAGGAGATGGATATGCTATTGCACTTGCATATGTGGGCCACAAAGCATTGTTCAATTCCGCATTCTCCATCAGACCTAAGTTCTTACTAACTTTGTGTCTGGTAGAGACAGAGAAACACTTGGCCTCACTTACTCTTGTGAATGGAGTGGCGCTGACGAAGAGTTGAAAAGTGGGAGTATCAACATCATTGAATGAGGAAGCTATCTTGTGCTGTATGGATGTGTCATTCTTCAACGCTTGACACTCATCCCATACAATCAATGCTGGATTACGCAACTTACGCCAACTGTAGATGGTATGTTCTTCACCATTTATGATCTTGACTTCATCCTTGATCCACAGTTCTCCTGCTCTACTGCGCAACTGTTCTATGTTCAGCACTTCAAAGCCATCAATAATACCTAGATTGTAGAATGTTCTGGCAACACGCTTAGTCTGTTCTACTATTGTCGCGCGAGTAACATACAAGTATTTGACATGACCATATGTCTTATCGTCAGCCCATCCAATATCAACTAACCTACGTATCAAGGCTAGCGCGATAAAGGTTTTACCACTACCAGTTGGTGCTAGACAGAGATTACTGCTGTGATTATGCTTCACAACAGCATCCCACAGTTCTTTGATAATCTTCTTCTGAAACCAGAAGTGAAATGACTTCTCATTAGGTGACGAATGCAACCCATAGTCATTATCAGCACTTACCAACTCTACTTCTATTGGTTTAGGAGTAATGTCTATCTTAGATGCTGGTTTGTCTGGTATTACTGTGGGGAGAGGATTAGGAAGAGTGTCTGTAGATGTAACTGATGTGTCAGAAGGTGTTGTCTCTCGAATAGAAGGGCTCGCTACGCTCGCGGCAATACTCTTCTCCAAATCAGACTTCAACTTGTCGAAGTGTTTCTTAAGATCAGGAAAGGTAACATCAAGCATGAATGTATCAGGATATGCTCTTACTATGTCAGTAGGATTCATGCCCTCCATTTTATAGACATCAGCCCATGTCTTGATCTGTTTGAAATTCAATGCAGATGCTATACGGTTACACAAACCAAGCAAGTTCTGCCGCTTTTGCTTGTTAAGCTTCTCTTCTGGTGTTAGTTTGGGCATAAATTATTTTAGAAGCACTGATTCATCCCATATAATAAGAGATGGTTTTTGTTGCTTCTTTTTCTTTGAAGAAAGTTGTTCACAAGACATTACATTTGTGTGTAGTAATAGATACTTCTTGAACATTCTTTCAGCTTGTCTTACTGATGATGCCTTTACATAGATAATCATAGTTTCTATTTTGGTAATCGTTTAACTGCTTCATTATGTTCTTCACCGACATAGGAAAGTGGTTTGTCATTCACATTCTGAACGTAATGCTCCAACAAAGCATGAATCTCAGACAAAGCAGCAGCATATGGTAGCTTGTCAGCTGCGATCAGACAATCACGAACAGCAAGTAGAGGTTGTTTCAATCCTTCAACATACTGTTTATTGTAGGTTATACCATCTAATACTAATGGTCTTATCATATCTCCTCCACTTTCTCGAACAGCTTGTTCACACCTACCATTTGTATCCTTACCATATCACCTCTCTCCATCCATCTATGTGCTAGCATCCTAGCTGCATCAGGATTGATAGGTGACATACGAAGAATACAGCGGCTTATTCTGTTGATATTGGCATTGTAGATATTGTGGATATCAATGCGCTTTTGTGACATTAACTTCTGTCGCTGCCAACGCTCAGAACTGTTGAGCCATGCACCAATCTCCCACAGAACAGGACTTGTGATTGGTTTGCCGAGTATGTCAACATCATCGTCTGATGGCATTTGAACATGACATGTGTGTTCATTCTTGCACACTGTATACAAACATTCAGCAGTAATCTCACACACTGTAACGAAGTGTTGTGGATCTTGTCCTTCATTTTTGCGAAGAAGATCGCTGACAATACTAGCAAGTGGGAAGGTTACTAACTGTTCAGTTGATTGTTTTTGCACGATACATTCTACCTAAAGATTGTTTATAGTTAAGCCTTTGTTTTAGAAGTTTAATCTTTACTTTCAAAACTGCATGTTCTTCTGCTGTTGGATGAAACGATCTGCCTGTTGATGATCCAACAAAAGGAAATATAACAACTTGTGTTTTCATATTGTTATTATTTACTAATTAACCAAAGAAAACCAAAGAAACCAATAAGAATACAAAAAACTATTACACATTGGACAACTGGATGAAGTTCCATAAAGTTCATATTGATATTCCTTTCACCTTGCATAAGGCTGTTGCACGTTGTTGCCAGGAAGCATTACAGAAGTAAAAAGGCCAATAGTTACTTTCATTTGTCATGGTGTCTTGTTGTAAGACTTTAGAGTAATGAATTGATTGTGGAGAGTCCAATGTCTGCTCCATCAACCAACAAACATGAAGCCATTCGGCTTCAAAAATAGGAGAACCTGATTTCCATGTATGAAGTTCTTGTGTGCCATTGATAGTAGTTCTAAAACTACCACCTATTTTAATCTTATCTGGCAACATCTTTGCTAGTGCCAGTTGCAACTGTTGGTCTGTTGGTTGTGTGTTCATTCTACTTTTAGTGATTCAAGGAAGTTTAGCATCTTGGTTGCAGCAACTTTGAATTCGGGAGTATCGTTGCCATCATAGTTCATAGCAGCTTCTTTCCAAGGTGAACCTATACAGCTAATGTGTCCTGTCCGCTCTTTAACAGGACAACCATCACAATTATTTTTAAGAAACAAACTACACAGAGCACAGTCCTTTCCGTAGATAGATTCATCTGGACTATATGTTCCATTAGCCATTCGTTCCCAATGTGCTATGCTGTCATTTAATGCTTGTTGTGTTTGTTCTTTTGTTGGTGTTGTGTTCATAGGTAGTCAGTCTAGACAGGTAATGCACTAAATTAAGGTGGCCAGCAGTAGTTATCAGCTACCGTGCATAGTGTCACTGGTTCACCCAGCTTATAGAGTTGATAAGACCCTGTTCCACAAGCATGAGACTTATGATATTCTCACTGGCCATAAAGTTATTTTTCTATTGTGAAATCACCCTTTTCTACTATCTTCTTTTTCAGAAAGGGATAAAGCTCATGAATTATTTCTTCTGCTTCTGCAGAAGCAGGATTAGTTTTCACTAGCTTGTAATACTCTTTATACAGAGCAGCGCTAGCATCTAGTAGATTTAGATTTCCAACATCAAGTTGGACTAGACAACTGCGTATAATGAGTAGGTGTTTTATTGCCCACTTTACATACAGTTCGTGGCACTTTTCATTCCGTGGTTTCATTTGTGTTTTCATAAATTAGAATGATGGCAACGGTCTCGCACCTACAACACTGCTCAACTTCCCGATATTTACATACTTAGTAATCCTCTCGAAGCTCACGCGTGAATCATTTGGCTTCAATACTTTCCTGTTCTGTGGTTGTTTCAGCCTTGGGACTAGCAGGCTGGTGACTGTTGCTATTTAATATAATCATGGTTAGCCGTCTTCATCGTTCTTAAATTTTCTTCGGCGGCGTTTGCCTCGCGTAAGATTTCGCAGCAGTAGCACGTTCTGGTTTCGTCGCCTTCATCACAATTGGGACACGGCTCTGCCATTCGCCGGTTTGATTCCTCTAGTCGAGCAACGGCGGCTAACCAATCGGTCGAGCTAACCACGCCCCCGTTTTCCGATTGAGAGTCATTTGACACTCGTATCCTTTCCGTGCGCTCCACCCGCGTTGTCGGCATGGTAGCTCACCTTGTCGTTATACTAATGCTTACGGCTTTCACTGGTTGCCATCAAAATAATAAACTAAATGTGCACCACTTAGTTACTTCATGGTGCATTGCTTAGTTTACTTCGTTGCCACAGCAGGCTCATCCTCTGTTTCAGTCTCAGGCTTACGAGAACGCTTATCTTCCATGTCCTTGTAGCCTCTGATCTGATTGCCAAGCTCTTTCAGCTTGACCAAGTCAGCAGTAGGAGTGCCATCAGGAGCAGTGCCAATGTTGCCTTCATCCAGCAACTTGGTTAACTCTGCTTGGAGTTCATCAATCTTGTCCCTGATTTCCTTCAGTTTCAGACCAGCAGAAGTGAAGTCTGCTGCTTCTGTGAGGAATCCGACCATATTGAATGAACCATCAGTGTTGGTGTTATGACACCAAATGCTCCAGAACATGCGCTTGCTGTAGGTCTGGACAATGTTAATCAAGTTAACTTTGCCAAACCATTCCACTGCTTTGTCCCAGTTCTCAAGAGTAATCTCTGGACACAAGTAACGTGTTCCAAAGTTCTTGCCCTTGACAATCTGAAACGTGGTCAAGTCGAAAGAGACATCTGTTTTACCATCAGATGCCTTACGAACTACGACTTGAGGAGGAAGCGGAGGGAGTTTTGGAAGCTCACGCTTCTCTGTTTTTGGAGCTGCTGCCGGTGCTGTTGATGTTTCTTCTGCCATATGTTTTGTTTTGTTTGTTTTGGTATTACGCCGTGTGACAATACGTTTGTCATCTTATGTTAATACGGCAGTAAATCTGTGCTACTATACTGTCAGGCAGAGGGATGTATAGCAGAAATCGTGCCAGAGAAATATATAAGTGCTGATATACTCACAACTCAACAGGTAAGCATCCTTCGGAACGTAAGATAGTATAATTCCATACTATTTCAACAACAGGAAGCATATTGCAATCTATAATAAGATCACCTTCTCCTATCATAATTCCGCGCTCAGTTTTTGACTTTCTTTTGCGCTTGAATATGCATGGAGATACTGTTGTTTGTTTTGTTGGTATTGGATGCAGTTTCATGGTAATCTTTCTGTGTAAACTGGACACCAAGTGTAGCGTATTTCACTCAGTTTCCATCCAGCTTTAATCTTGTCTCTTACATACTCGTCATGGCGTGCTTTGATTTTCTTTTCAGAAACGTTGCCTAATACTAAGACACCAGCAGGATGTCTATTGGTGAAGATTCTCCAGAGTTTCATGTTTGTGTTTGATTGATTATTCTATTAAAGCCGGATAATCTGGACAGTCTATTATTACCATACTGTCCCACGGTTCGGCATCATGAACAAAACTATCATATGCAACACGCTTGACAGCTTTGCGCGCTGATACTATGTCAGCTTCTTTGTCAACTATGACAAGAGGAACTGTCATTTGGAATGACACTGTTATGTTTTTGATGTCCATACAGCCTTTCGTTCTCGTTCATCTGCTTGATATGCATTCAACAAAGTTTTGAGTTTCTCAATCTCCTTCTTCATCTCTTGCATCTCTTGCCACATAGCATCAATTAGACCTTGACCTAGTATGTGCAAACACACAGGTGGTTTTGGTAGATCAGCGTATTTTGTTTTCATAACTTGTAGCAATGTTTCAGTATTTCTTCTGCTTTCTTGTAAGAAATCTCATCCATTGGCAATCCAATACGAGACATATCAAGATTGCGTGGAAATTCATAGATTTCGTGTGGAAGTGGAGAGTATATTTGTGTGAAAGCATTTGAAATAAACTGAGGGTCAAGAGCAAGTTTGATTTGCACCTGAAATATCATCATTTGTTGTGCATTTACTTTACGCATACTGCAACATGCAAAATTACAGTGTGCATATACAAAAGCAACTTCTGTTTCTGACATCTCTATCAGCCATTTGCGCTCTTGTCCTGGTGTTTCTATTGCTTGGAATTTCATCCTAGTGTCCTATCAACTGATTTGTGTTCGACAAACATTGGTTCACGTGCTATAATCAAAGCTTCATGTCCGAAGTATTCTGTCTGTCCAACATACAAGTTGCCACTATCAATCCAGTAACCCATTGCTTCGTAACGGTATTTTGGTGATTGTGTTCCATCTGGTGCTTCAATGCACCAGTAGCCATTAGGTAAGTGAACTATTTTCATGTGATTTTTCTCATTAGTCTCCTCAATCTTCTGATTGCTGGATCTTCCCATTTGTGTTTCACTTTAATCTTGCGCTTCTCATATTTGTTACCTACCTTGGTGCGCACCTCTATACTGCGCTTGCGTCCACGCTCAGCAGAAGCATTACTAAACACCCAGTTAGGCATTAGAACTTTCCGTATTTTGTGCCACCAGTCCACACCACTTTACCAGCACGCGCAGCTTTCTTAACTGCATTACTGTTGTGTGGATATGGCACTGTTATTGGTTTACCAAGTGGAGTAGTGCGAGTGATGTTAACTGTCTGTTCTTTTGGTGGATTTTTCATTTGATTGCTCCTTGAAACTGCTTCTTCCATTCGCGCTTCTTTTGCGCTTTTGGTTTGTTACAGTTCTTGTTACGTTGTTTGTCTGCTGTTATGGTGGTTTTCATATGTTTAGTCTATTGCAATGAAGGAGATCTCATGAGGAAAGCTGAGTGCTGATTCGTTGTCAGGATGAGGGCGAAGATGGTATTGAACACCAGGTCTATCTGGATTCTTGAAGAACACTTCTGATTTGAGAGGAAAACAGCGCAAGTAGCGAATAAGATCCTCTACTGTTTTTAGTTGTGGTTGTAGCATAAATGCCTTATACTGTGTAGTGGTAGCAACGAATTACTTTTCCGCCACCATGTTCTGATGTTCTTTCTCCAAAACAAACATCACGCATTGTGAAGTATTTATGCTTTTGTTCTGATGTAACAGGACCAGAATATGGTGTTAATCTGTCTTGAGATTCAAAACCTTGAACAATGGTGTTATCATCTGCACCTTGTTCTCTCATACGAGCCAAAGCTAGCTCGAAGTCTTTTAGTTTCATAAATTCACCATCTGTTGCACATGAGATTGAGCAGCGCGAAACCGTGATTAACAGCGCGGCAATAAGCGTTCTCACTGATCTTGCCCATTTCTTTCTCGAACAATGGGCGAAGTTCTTTCAGCTTATTGCTGAGTTCTGGTGAACAGACTTCATGCAAATAGAGCAGGAAATCTAGGTGATGAGCAGCAACAAGAATTGCTTGCTTTTCGTGGGGTTGTAGTGTCATAGTTTAGTATGTGAACTTCATGTGTAACTGTATTGTGATAACGTCCTAACTCGTTTAGGGACTCTGTTACCCCTATCATGCTTGACGATTAACAGCTTGATGAGAGCTGTTTGCTTTTGTTATGCAAGTTATCATCTTGCTTTTTGTAGCTATAACAGTCAATTTGACTGGCATGATCTACCATCAGGAGCGTTACCACAAGACAATTACACTGTGTGCTGGGTTGTGATAGTTGCACGTTTCGCAACAACGTTTGCTGATACAATCCCGGCCAATGATTCAGTTTATTTGGCTACGTTAGCCTTATTAGGCTTATCACAAACCAACACACTAGTATTACTGTCTCACTAGTGTGCTGTTTGTATTCATAAAGCATTTTCTATGCCTCGCCATATAAGCTGTTGTCTCACCATCTTAGTGTGAGTCAGAGTTGTGGCATTCAAGACTTAGTGGCTATTGCCTACACAGAGCTTAGTTACTTATGACTACGCAAATCTAATAGCTGTTCTAGGGGTGCTAAAGTGAACTATCCTTGCCCTATACCCATCTAAGTGTTCTACTTCTCAAATAGCATGAACAGAGCTGTGTTGATTTGCTTACTCCTTGTGTGCAGATTGCTACGCAATAGGTTGCTATTGCGGAGCAGTTAACCTTAATCCACCATCTCAACTGGACCAGCATAACTGGCCTGAGGATCGTATGGATAGATGCTGCCATTATATTTTCTGTGCCTGTGATTATCTAACACAAGGAAGTGTGAACGACAGATGTCACACACTTCAGTCTTCACACCTTTGGCAAAGACTCGTGTGTAACCAGCTTCGATCAGGTTCTTTGTCCATTGCACTTGCTGTTCAAACTCAGGCTGCTTCTCAAACCATGACTTGAGATCATTCACTAAGTCTTGTGTAAGCTCACCTTTGAACCAGCTTTTGGCGACAGTGTAGGACAGTGGATTATCGAGACTTGGATCAAGACTAACAGAACCACAGTCTACTGTGTGGTCATACTCATTTTTTCCAGATATCTCGATCCAGAACATGTCGAGACGATCATACATAAGGGGTATCTCTCCATTGTTGCGACGTGGCTGTTCTTTAATGAGATCAGATCTGTCGCATATGGAGTGAACCTTGTAGGTTAACTCCGTTACTTTGATTTGCAGTGTAGTTTGCATAGCAATCTACACACTTAGGAATATTACTTGGTTGTTAGTCTTTCGTCAGTATTGTTCCATTCTCTAACTAACCAACTATGGCCGGATATCACCATTAGTTACTTGCTATTCAGCTTATCCTCGCTTAATGTCGTCGCCTAAACTCACCATAGCACCGTCGATGTTGAGTATGAGTTATCGTGTTCCATTACTAGCAACACCTATTACTCTAGCTGTTACATCTAGCTTTCATTCGCGCTTGTATCTGGTTCTACAGATATACCAAGCTGCCACTATTATCAGTGACTAGCATTGTAGTTCGTGCGTGACACTAGGTTACAACGCATATGTTAGTGCGATTACTTATTTTACTAAGTTTGCACTATTGAAGTGTGTGATGATTTGCTGTTGTTTACTTGACTGCTTTTTCCGTTTCTTCGATTGTGGATTGGATGTGACTCTTGGTCATGTCCAGCTCAATCTTCCGCCGCTTGGCATTCTTCAACAACTCAGTGTAGTCCTTGTTGCTGTTGCCATTGGCCATTTGCTTCTCGTAATACTCAATCTTGTCACTGTTTTCACGCAGTAACCGATTGCAGGCTGCGAGTTGCGCTTTGAGTGCGAGTGTGTTCTGTCCAGTTGCCGTCACTTTTTCAACGATTGCCAGATTTTTGAAGTCCAGCGCATCTTTGACATTGAATGACATGCTGTTCTGGGGATTGATACGGTTGATATTGCTGAGGATTTCGTTTTGCACGATCTCCTGCAACACCTTGTCCATTTCGTCCGGAACACGTGCGACTCCACCGTTTTTCGATTTCCATTCGCCACGGACAGCATTAAGCAACTTGCTGAAGTTCAGATTGAGTCGTTCCTTGGTAGCAACTCTGTCTGGATTCTTGATTGCTCTCACCATCAGGCGACGAACCATCTCTACATTGTCCTGTTCGGTTGGTGTCGAGACTGCTAAGTCAGTCGCGTTTTGTGCTAGTGCTTGTGTCATAAGTTTCCTTTCGGTTTTTGTGACAAATCACCGACACACTTCAACGGTGCAAACTTGGTGTTAATTTTGTGCGTATTTTGGCATTAACTTTACCTCGGATTATTAGCACCAGTGATACCGTGGGTATATGATGCCCTTCACCCTAAGACCTACGCTGATTCTACGCTCAGCACGGACTCCATGCGTTCCATACCCTCTAACGTGCCCCATGTCCTGCCACACTAGTAGCTAGCTCCATGCCAACATTTACCACAACCTGTAGTGTAGTGCACTACTCAACACCACAACATCTGCCCATTACTCCACCTAATCTGTCATTTATTGCTCACTCGCACTTTCCTATCTCCGTAACTCATTGCACTACAACACTTTAACCCTACTGTCTCTTTTCGACCACCATGATCAAACCTATATATCAAGTTTGATATACCCTGTCGTTGTATTATCTCCTATATAGGATACTGTATATATATATATAGATATAGTATAGTATATAGTTGATATACTACTATCCTATACGCACAATACCCTAGCCAGTATATCATATTGATATACTGACGGAGTATATAGGAGCAGATATAACGCATATAGGTATGCTCTAATGGGCACAATACCATGCTCTATATACTACCCTATTGCAATGTGGTGTTGTTTCTATATCTATTGGGGAGCATACCAATACAATACATGGAGCATACCATACCATCCCCAGAATGAAAGTTCTCGAAAGCAACAGTAGCTCTCTCCCTACACCACATTTTCAAAACTCAACCTTTCTAATACAAACCTTGGAATAGAGTAGAAGTAGAGATAGTGATTGGCATGAAATATGCTAGTAGAGTAGAAGTATGATGAAAGAAGTTACTGGTGGGAGCTACAAAGAGAGTTTGGGTGGAGAACAGACAATAAAGTATTACACACCATGCAAACCGAAGTAGAGAGTATAGTAGTGAGCTACGAGACACTTGGGATGACAGTGGAGGAGATAGCGAGAGATAGAGAGTTGGAAGTAGCAAGTGTAAAAGCTGCACTAATGCAAGGAAGTGCAAAATATAGGAAAGAGTGTGGGAAGGAAGAGGATGAGGAGAGCAGACTTAATTTCAGTGACAGTGATCTTGAAGCAGCAAATGAAGTGATTAGGAACATTGCTGTATATGGTGAAGATCCATATTTACGCTTCAAAGCTGCTACATACATAAGAGATGACAAGAAAGGACGCAAAGAGGTTGTGAAAGCTGTAGCTGGACAACAGTTCAACATTCTCATGTTCAACGAACACATGCAGAAAGTGAGAAGCATAGCTGAAGAGGCGAAGAAGAAATTTCTTGGGAATGGACAAAAAGCAATAGAAGCATGAACAAACGTGACTTTCTAACTACACTAGTAAAAGCCGCAATTGGATTTACTATATTGCCATCAGCTGTTACATACACAAGAAAGTGGAAGAAATTGGATACTAACTTATGGATTCCTAATCCTGCTTATGTTAATGCAGAATATGAAGTTTCATTCATGGTAGATACACAATTCTACACGAAGTTCTGGCAAAGCTATCTTGAGTATACTGGATCAGTAGATCCTATCATAAGACCCAGACTGAATTCTTGTGTCTAACCCACTAGACAACATATCTACAGAAGAGTTGACAGATATTGTCAATAGTGGCAAACTATCTGAACTGGCATCTGCTATACGTAACAATTCTCCCAACCCACCCGCTCCCAGTGTTTGTGTTAAAAGCAATGAAAACCAAGGTCAAGAAACCTCTGAGCGTAGCGAAGCCCTCCTGCCAAATACTCTCTCACAAGAAGCAGACAAAAAGATGGTTGAAGTTAGTGGAGAAAGCAAGAGTGTTACAAGCAATGATGCAACACGCAGTGAACTTTTAGTGCCTCAGAGGGCATCAGGATTTGATATTAAAGATCCTGTTGAATTGTTGTTTCTTTTGGATGACGATATAGCATCAGGAGAGGTTACGCTGCACGATTGGCAAATACAATTCATGCTTGATTTTGCTCTTGATGTCCACACTAAGGAGTTGCCTTTTACTGCGGCAGTTCAAGCTGCTAATGGAAGTGGTAAAGATAAGTATATAGTAGCAGCTTGTGTAGTATGGATTTGCATGAGATATTTGCAGGCAAGAGGAGTGGTAACCAACGGATCAGGAGTGCAGCTTGATAATCAGACAGAGGTGTATATACGTCAACTGTGTGAAAGGGCTAATGCAAAAATAGCACCAAACATATGGAAGTGCAACTACAGGTATTATGAGTGCTTGGCGACAGGTTCTCCGATTACACTTTTTGCTACGGATGAGGCGAACAAAGCAGAAGGATATCATCCTCTCGTGTCAGGTGGTAAGATGGCGATCTTTGCATCGGAAGCAAAAGCTATACCTGATGAGATATTTACAGCGTTAGGTAGATGCACAGGATACACGCATCGTGTAGATGTATCAACACCTGGCAATATTATAGGATACTTCTATGAAACATGCACTACTGCTTTGGATAGGAATAGTATCAAAGACATCAAGGAGTTGAATTCTACTCAATACTTGCTGTATAAGGTGACAGCATATCAGTGCTCTCACATTACACCGCAAGAGATAGAAGCATTTGCCGCAAAACTACCAGGAGGTAAGAATTCTCCAGTGTTCAAGTCTGGTATGTTAGCAGAGTTTGGCGCGACAGATGAAATGGTAGTGATACCATACACTTATGTGTGGATGTCAGTTAACAAAACAGCTAGTATAAAACACATAGAAGAGCCACACAACAAAGCTGGATTGGATTTGTCTGATGGTGGTAATGAAACTGTGCTGTCTGTGAGGAATGGTAACAGATTGCTCAAAGTTATACCATTCAAGTTCGATAATACAGAGGACACAGTAAGCTTTCTTGAGGATAAGTTTAAAGAGAATGACTTAACACACCCTGACTCATATATCTTTGGTGACTGTGTTGGTATGGGCAAACCAATACTTGACAGATTGAAGCGCAAAGGATGGAGCAATATACGATACTTTGATAGTAGAGGTAAAGCATACCAACCTACTGTATATCGTAATCGTAATGCTGAGGTTTGGTTTCACTTCAAAAAGCTGCTAGAGCGCAAGGAGTTGATTCTGTTCTATGAGAAAGTATTACAAGCACAACTGGCTGCTCGATATTACAAGATCATAGGTAGTATACATCAGTTATTGAGTAAGTTAGAACAGCGCGCTCGTGGTTATCCTTCTCCTGATAGAGCTGATAGTGTAGTCATGTGCTTTCTGGACTACAAATCAACATTTCGTGAGGTTGATCCTGAGGCGGACAAGCCTTTCAAACAACCTGAGGTTACTAAACCTGTCAGTGAATTTACACTCAAAGAGTGGGCCAAAAGAGGAACAGATAGTCCTAATGAGTCTCTCAATCCAAGTAAAGGTAAAAACTTTAGCGTCTACCGTGCTAGCATCAACCGTTACAACAGTCAACTAACCAAAACAGTGAAAGGATAATAAAGTTATGTTAAAAGAAGCTGAAGTAAAGAAAACAAAAGAAAAGAAAGAAGAGAAACAACCAGAAGCATTCTCTAATGTCAAAAAGCAGGATGAATCACTTGCTCAGGTGACACAACTTGCTAATCCAACCAATGTCAAAGTTGACAAAGAAGGCACATTCCGCACCACAAAAGAGGTTAAAAAGTGAATGCTGTCGATCAGAGAATGAGTCAGTATGTCAATGTTGACACCAAAGAAGTGGTAGCAATGATGAATACTGTTGAGAAATGTGGTGAGGGTGGCCAATGGGTGAGGAAAGATGTGTATGATAGGATGCCTAAGACACCTGCTGCAACAGTTAAAGTAGAACCAAAAGCCACTAAATAACTTGCACCTCATTTTCGACACGGAAACGACAGGATTTCCAAGCAAAACTGCTAGTATATCTGCACAACCACACATTGTGCAGATAGCTATGCTTCTTGTTGATGACAACTTAACTGAGATGGGATGTTTCTCTACACTCATAAAATCTACTGGATGGACAATACATCCAGGAGCACAAGAAAAGCACGGTATTTCTGTTGAAATGTGCAATCAGTTTGGTGTGCCTATTGAGTATGCTGAAAGTGTATTCAATGATTGGTATTGGAAGAGTAACAAAGTAGTGGCACATAATGTTGCATTTGATTCGCAGCTTATCAATTTCGAGCGCGAGAGACTTTTAGGGCGTAATGATTACATATGGGACAAATCATTCTGCACAATGAATGCAATGACACCAATATGCAAGTTGCCTCCGCGCTTTCCTGGCACACAATACAAGTGGCCTAAGTTAAGTGAAGCATATCAGCATTGTTTTCAGAAGATGTTTGACAAAGCTCATGATGCACTAGCTGATGTTCGTGCAACAGCACAAGTGTTACAGTGGTTGGTTACTAACAAACATGCAACCTTATGACTACTAACAACGATTCTCAGTATATCAATACAGCTGTCTATAAAGACATCGAAACAAAGCTAAATCAGCTTGTATCTGTCATGGACGAATTGGCAGCACAAAATACTGCTGCTCGAAAGCTGAGATATACTGAGATTGATATTGAATCAGAGCGCGCTAGTAACAAACTGCAACCTGATGAGCTTCTTATACCTCAGCACATCATTGACAGTAACATTCGTAGAGAGCAAAGTTCGTATGTGCAATACATCACACAATCTCCACGAGCAGTAATACTGCAAGACTTTGATGCTCCTGGCACTGATACATCAATCATTGAACGTGATGCTACCAACAAGATTCGTTTCAACAGTTGGCAGTTGAGTATGTTTGCTAATATTGATGGATTTCAGCAGAATGGATATGGTATATTAGAGTTAGTGTTAGACCAAACTCAACCAGGCGAGTTAGCACACGAGTTTGTGCAGCTTGGCGATATGGGTATGGTCAGTGACACTAAAGATATCCAAGAAGCTGAGATGCTAGCACGCAACTATTACTTCTCCAAAACACGCTTACTTGCAATGGCACAAGAAGGTAGTAAGTGGGAGTTCAATGAGGAACAAGTTAAGAGAGTAATTGGTAAAGATCCTCCTATCAGCAATGACAATATTGGCTCTAGTAAAGATAAATCACTCTACAGGATTCAGAAAGTGATGTATCGTATTGATGGTGTTGTGTATGTGGCATGGGCGTGTAAAGAATCTTGTGATGATTGGTTGCGTGCTCCAAGACCTTTATTTATTGGTCGTAGGAAGATTGTAGTTGATCCTGTTATGCAACAGCCTGTTGTTGATCCAATGACAGGATTGCCGCAATCAGAAAATGTGTATGAAACCCTATATCCATACTACGTTTTCCCATATCTTATCAGTGAGAACAACACAATCTCTCAGTTGAAAGGCAGAGCATATCTCGATCAAGACTGTCAACAAGCTGTGATGTCATTGTTGAGTAGCTTTTGCACAGCACACAGGCGCGCAGCTGGTCTGTATTTTAGCAAGAATACAGAAGATCCTAATGATGACATCTTGATGCAGAAGAATATCTTCTTTAAGTCTGGTGCACTAATCAATAGCAAAGTCACACAGATGCAACTTGTGCCACCTAGCAGTGACATAATGACTGCTATCAATGCATTGGTATTAGGCAACCAGCAGGAGACATCACAAGTTAACTTTGCTGCTCAGAACAGGAAAGATAGTAGAAAGACTGCTGAGGAGATCAAAGCTTCAACAGCTGCGGCTTCTGCATTATCTACTGTGCAGGTGGTGTTATTTAGCAACGCCTTGAAGAATCTATACACTACAATGTTTGAGGTCATACAATCAAGAGTTGTATGTGGTGTATTGAAAGTGCAACCAGAAGTAGCACCATATTACCAGCGCAAATACATTGTCAAACCTGCTGGTGATACTGATGTTATTGAAAGGCAGCAATTGCTTAAGCTTATGATGGATTCATGGCCAGTTATTAAAGACACGCCTGCTGGACCTGCCTTTTTGATGGATTTAATTGCTAGAGCTTTTCCGGAACATGGTTCAAAATATATACAGATTATTCAACAATCAATGCAACAACAGCAAACAGTGCAAGCTCAGCAGCAAGCACAGATGATGCAGGGTGTTCAACAAATGGCTGCTGGCATTGTGAGCTTGAGTAAAAAGCCGGAGTATTTTAGTGATATAGGAAAGATACACGCTTTGCCTGCTTTGGAGCAGACAGCTGAACAAATTGAACAACAAATGCCAAACAAATGAGTCCATTAGAAATAGAAACACTCCATCGTCAGTGGTTAGAGCAACCTATCACAAGAGAGCTTCGTAAGGTGATAGACAATCACAAAGTAAGAATTATTGATGCTATATGTGTAGCATCAAAAGATACCACAGAAGAACAACAACGTAAACTAAGCCAACTCGCAGTTCAACTTAACACGACAAACACAATCGAAAAACTGATATATGATACTAACATCTTTGCACAGAATTCTGCACGAGCCAGCAGCAATAGTTGATAATGGTGGTGTGGTAAATGTTGATGCTCCTGCACCAAAAGCAGAAGCAGCGCCAGCACCAGTAAAAGAGAAGCAAAAGACTCAACCTGAGCGCAAGCCTAGCGCAGATGAGCTTAAGGTTGATTTCAAGATAGAACCAGGTGATCCTGCTTTTGTAGACACTTTTCCTGTTGAGCAGTTGCCAGAGAAGAAGAAAGAAGTTGCAACTCCGCCTGCCAAAGAGGACAGAGCTACAGAAGCTAAAATTGATGATGCTGTAGAACAGCAATCAACAGAAGAACGTGCTCCTGTTATTGATCTCAACAAACCTGTTGTGCCCATTGGTAAGCAGGCACAAGGAACAGCAAGAGATTATTCTGGATTTAGTGTTGAAGAAGTCAAGGTTCTGAAAAGCATGTCTAATGATGCTTTCACCTACACTTCTAAGCTGATGAAGGAGAACAAAGAGCTGGCGCAACTTAAAGATGCGTCATATCTACAGCATCCTAGTGCATTTGTGCTAGATCCACAGTTTCAAAAAGCACAAGAAGATGTGCAATTCTTTGAAGCGGAAGCACAACACTGGCAAGATCAATTAGCATTGATGGCAGAAGGTAAGCCTTGGAAACCAATAATAGGATGGCAAGGTAATCAACCTGTATATGGTCCAGAACGTGCTGCTACAGCTATTGAGCAAGAGCGTGTGAGAATGGCAATGCAACAGTGTTTCAACTCAGTGCAGCAAGGTAAAGCACAAATGCAACAGTTTGCAGCCACATACAATCAACGTATCCAAGCTGGTGATACTGCTATTAAACAGGAGCTGGCTAATCGTTGTGGATGGGTTGCTGATCCTAAGTTGCTTGAGGAGAAGATTATGACAGGAGTAGGTGAACAATCAATCAAGACTGTGATTGATGGATTCAAGAATCTTCTACCAGCATATCACAGAAATCATATCATGACTGAGGTTGCTGCTAATTTGTGGGCTGCTTTACAGATCTATGGTCATCAGATACGTTTACTACAAAATGGTAAGCAAGTGCAAGATATAAGAAAAGAAGAAGTAAAACGTGCTGAACCTACATCTGAGATTAGACCTACTAGCTCTAATGGTAAGGTTATTGGAGGAGTAAAAGAATTCAGCATAGAAGGTATGAATTTGTGACCTTCAAGTGTTGACTCAGTTGGCACGATAATTGCTAACAATAGTGGTAAGCACAAATCTGTGCAGCTTCTACGCTAAGGGCATAGCAACGCTACTTTAGTCAAAGGGCATTGACAGTTAGGCGAGTGATACTTTAATTCACTCAACTTAACAGTTAACTTTTGACTAACAATGCCAGCAATTTACGATAAACCGGCTGCATTCGCCAACGCAAATGTTGAGGATGTAAACCGTTTCAATCAGTTGCCCTTCTATCTAGTCAAAAACGAGGTCAAACAGTATCCGTATTGGAATATTTTTGATCAACTTTTTGGCGATATTGATTGGGAAACTAATCAAGGTAACATCATGAAAGGTGTTACTCCACAGCGTAGTCCTGTTGGTCGTTCATTTTTCTTCCCGAACGACATTACCACACTGCCCAACAAGGACATTTACCAGGTAACAGAAAGTGCTGAGCAGGCACGAGTGAAGCTGCATGACTATGAGTCATTTCAGTTTAACTTCTTGCCCTCATTCACTGCTTTCTGGCGTAACTATTTGCAGTTTGCTAACAAGGATATTGTTCGGCAGATTGCTTGTAGTAACAACCAGTTCATTGAAACCAATCTCTGGTTTAATGCTCCTAATGTCTACACAGCTGGAACTGGTCTTTTGACTGGTGCACCTACTACAATGGGTGATACTACAGGTGCTGTAGCAGGAAGCAAAACTCGCGCTTGGTTGATTGCAACTACACAAGGCAATGGTGTTGATACTGGTGTTATCCAGAACCTCACTCTGCGCGATGTGTATAATGCAACACTGAACTTGTCTGAGGATATGGCTGCTCCTCCTTTTGAGGGTAGCAAGAATATGCCTGAGGACAATGTTGGGTTGATGAATCGTTACGTTCTTGTGACATCAACAGAAGCATGGATGGCATTTCCGTTTGATCCTGACATCCACAGTGGTGCTGAGTTGGGTAGTATTCAGCTAGACTTGCTCTTCAAAGACTTCCGTGGTTTGCTGTTTGGAACTACGACTGTGAAGATGCATCGTTATCCTATCCGTTACAGTTTGGTTGACATTCTTGATGCTCCAGGTGGTAATATCATCTTCCCTAAAGGTGAACCTATTGCTCCTGAAATTTTCGATGTCACTGATCAGAAGTGGAAACCGAATCCTTACTACACTTCACTTGTCAGCGCGCCATATGAAATTGCATGGTTGCTTGGTGCTGATACGTGCAGGACAATTAAGGTTGGTCCTCCTCCGAAGGAGTTCGCTACAACGAACATGAGTGCAGAGAAGTTTTACTCTCTCCGTTGGAATGGAGAAGTAAGGCTGACTGATCAAGTGTTGATTACTTATCCTGATGGTAGTATTGATCTGAACCATTATGGTAAGCAACTCAAGTTTATCAGTGAGTGCACACATGGTTATCTTGTTGGTGAACGTAGGAATAGTATTCCTATTCTCTTCCGACGCAAACGTCCTGCTCGTGCTGTTGCATAAGAAAGGAAACTAATACAATGAAAAGACTACTAATCTCGCTCATTGCTCTAATCGCTGTTAGCATTCAAGCTGCTACTGTAGCAACGACAGTTATACAGGCTGGCACTTCGAATGTTCTCACAGGTTCGTTGGTAGCATCACAGTTTGTTTTGACTTCTGGTGCTGCCAGTGCTGCTCGTGTTGACATCTATGATTCACCTAGTGCTGTGTTGACTAACATTGTTCCAGCGTATATTACGTCTGGTTCATATGTTACCAACTACATCACATCATACACGAACTACTTTGGTGTGCAGAACAACTTCACCAATGTGGCACTTGTTCAGTATAGTATTACTAACAGTGCAGCAACAAACACGTATCCACGACTTCTTGTCATTACGGCAGGAACGAATGAAACTGTAGCTATACAAGGTGTAAACTATGGTTTCAACAGTGGGTTGACAATCACCAATACTGGTGTTGGTCCTGCTACAGTATCAGTAACCTACACCAGGTAAATCTCAAAGGAGGCCTATACTGTGTTTAGGATACCAGGTTGATTAGGAGGCGTTGAGATTTTCAGTTCTCAACGCCTTCTTTAATTAGAGAGGGCAATACAAATTATGATTATCACACTTAATGTAGCAGAGCGGAACATGCAGAATGAACCGCCGAATGTTATTACACTGCCAGCGAACACTCCTACAGTGTTGATTCCTGATTCTCGTGGAGCATCTGGGCCAAATCAAGTTGCGTATAGGCGCATACAAAATGTTGGTGGTGACAACTTGTATCTTTCTTTTGGTGTTACTAATGGTGCTGGTGGTCCTATGTGTGATGCTACTGCTGTCTTCCACAAGATTTTGATTCCACTGCAAGAGATTGATTTGAGTGCTGACAGACAGATTGTGTGTGGATTTTCAGTAGCTGGCACACAAGCCGCAATTGAAATCAAAACAAGAATTTCACCATGAAAAAGCTTTTTGTTGCTTTGTTTTTGTGCAGCTTGTGCAGTGTCTATGCTGCTAGTGGTCCATCTATTAGTGGGACTGGAATATCCAGCAACTATGTGTATACAATGATCATTAGATTTGGGACTAATGTTGGCACTGCTACTTTTACAAATGTGACTGTTTACAATAATTTGACTGT